CATTTTTTAACTCAAAGTTGTATGCATTACTATATTCAAGAAGTAAATAATCTTTTATTCTATTGCACACTGAAAATATATCTGAATATATAATTCCAAGACCCTTTATCTGTATTTCTATATAATAGAGCCCTTCATCAGTTATTCCTGTAATAGGTAAAATACCAGGATATTTAAGTATTTTAGATCCTGTATATTCTACATACGATTTAAGACTAAGGCCTTTATTTTTTATGCTTGTAGAAATATCAACATAAGTATTCGTATTAATGTTATATAATCTTACATAGCCTATACTGCTACCACCAGATAATACAACCTGAAAAGGAAGCAACATATTTTTATACGTTATAAGAGGATAGATATTGCCAAAAGCATAATCTTTACGATGATTTTGCATAGAAATATCATCGTAAAAAGGCAATGGTGATAAATTATTATTAACTAATTTCATAGTCATGAATTTAAGCAATTAGTTTTATATGTAAAAATGTTTTAATATTTTTTAACTTTAATTATACAGGTTTATACTGTAGATTAACTTTTGCAGTACGTGTGTTCATATCTATAGAATATTCATCTATTTTGCCATTACCTATATTAGTTTTTATAAGTTGCATTTCATTTAAATCTTCTTCTGATGGAAATTCTATAGTATGTTTCATGCACATTTTTATGCTAACTACACTTATACTACTAAGCATATTACATTCTATATTTTTTGCAGGCATATCATACATATAGAGATTTATAAGATAGGCCCATGACGCATACCAATTTTGGACGATAGCCGTATAAATATCTCCGTTTTCATCCATTAATGTTGTTTTTATTATCGGAAGACTATAGATAAAACCATTTTTAATGGCACATAATAATGCAAAGCCATCTTCTGAAAATGCAGATGGATTAAACAACATATAATCAACATCAGCTGAAAATTTATTTATATTTATTTCTTCTTTTTTATCCTTTTGAATGTAGTTTGATTTAACATCTATGCTAAGTCCGCCAAATAAATCAGTGGAATCGTCCATCCAATTAAATTCATATCGCTGATTTAATTCTGATTTATCATATTCTAATTCTGATTGAAAATATGTAAAAGGTCTTTTGTTAAATCCATCAATATTTTTTGTTATATCGAGTTGTATATTAGAATTAGTAGAATATTGGCCACCGTTATTAAAAAATAATATGTGTTCTATTTTAAATTTATTATCTTCTATATACCAATAACATCTAAAACAATCACGAAGCATTTCTGTTATATCTTTAAGTGATATTTCAGCCTTCTGAGCAGGTTGGTCATAATTACCTTTCAGTATGTTTGTTTTTTGCGTTATAAATACATAAAATCGTTCTGTGCCTTGAATTGGAACTTCTGTATCATATAAGAATTTACTATATTCAGCAGTAGCTTTATGTGTAAGTGACGGGTCTATTTTTTTAAGAATTGCTTCTATAGCTGAGGCTATAGAATAATTATCTTTAAGTGTATACTGTTTACGTAATAATTTTTCAAAAGGCTCATAGTTAATATAATCATATACATACCACAGAGATGCATTTGCCCAAGTACTTCTACATATTGGTAAAGGTCTATTATATCCTGTTGTTCCTGGAAGAAACTGATTAGTAAAATATTTTCCGTAATCATTCAATCCATACTTAGTTGGATTATCTACCGTTGCAGAAGTACAAAGAAATGTTCCATCACTTAGTCCAATACATTTTTTGTAATTTCTACTATCTGTGGCAAAATCATCGATAGGTAAATTATATGTATCTGTTGTTTTTCCATTTATAGTAATAGAATCTACATCACATAGTAGTCGCCTATATGCATGATATACGAATACATTTTGTATAACACATATTCCAGAAACAACACCATTTCCTTCAATAGCATTCATGATAATATCTCCAGAATATGATTCAATAAACATATAGCCTTTATTAAAATATATATTTATAGGCTCTATTGAACGATATAAGTTTTTATTATCCGAATTACTCTTTATATATATCCAGCCTTTTTTATCGCTTTGTTGAACTATATAAGCTGAATAACCTTTATTATTTTGCCAATTTCCATTAGTTCCTGCATATACTCCATCTATACCAGAAACAATAGCATATTTAACAGCAAATTCATTAGCAGAACCAGTATACGAAAAGTGATAATTATACGTTAAATCATCACCGCTATTAACCACATTATTAACATCAGCTTCCCAGTATGTACCACCGAATAAATTTGTTATAGAATTAGCTCCTAGTATATAGACTTGTACTAGCGAACGCTTATTTAAAGTAATATTTGTTATTTCTGGTGTAAGCTTTATAAGGTCATATACATTTTCATAATTATTTAATACAGCATTATAGTCATCTAAAACTATAGTTTTTAACTCGCATGACCTTTTATCATAATTAATCTTACAGTCTGTTTTACTAAATTCTCCTTTGTAATACATATTCCATTTATTAGAAGTTTTATTGTATTTATCTATAATAAATACTAATTGGTCTTCTAATGATGAATTTTTTATAAGTTCATAATCTTCACCAAATAAGCTTATTTTACCATCTAGTGAAATACGAAAAAATTCTTGCCCACTTTCTTTAGCATATTTCTTACTAAGGTTACTATAATGTGGATTTACTATTGATAACGTGTATACAAAATTAGTATTTTTTTTAGCTGCAAAAACAGCATCATAATCTGAAAATCGTAAAGCATAAAATGCCGCATTATCAGGTACTTGAATAATTATGTTATCTAAATTACTATAATTATTAAGTATATCATGCTTTATATATATTTTAGATTCATCATAGAAAAAAATAGCATTTTTATAATATGAAGAATTAAGATTTATAAACATATATTTTTTCTTATGCAAATCTATTTGGTAAGAAGAATAATCATGAGAAGAACTACTTTCTGTTATATTTCCATTATCATCAATGGTTGAATAGTTATTAAAATATAAATTATCAGCAGTTCCTATGTAAAAATTATATTTTGGTGGTATCATACATTTAATTTTTTATAATTCGTTTAATATTTTTATATTGCATAAGTATTGAGCCATTAGCTAATACATAGTATTTAATCTCATTCTGTTTTCTAATACTTCTAACATCATCTTCTATTTTTGCAAGATTTATATTTTCGCTAGAACCAAAAGAAATATTTAAACCATCTGAATTGGCAAATGCATTAAGATATTTATCTTCAAATGTTCCTTTATTTAAGCTGTTGACAATATCTGGAAGTATATTTCTATATTTTCTAGTTCTCTTTTTATTTATGATAGCAAGTGCTTCTCCACCTTCAGCTTTCATTTTATGTTTTTTCTTATTTTTTATTCCCAAATCAATATCATTGCCAGATGCATGAGAGCCGCCTTCTAAAAATTCAAGACCACCTTCTCCATATTCATCTGATTGACTTGCAGTTACTTGCTTAGCTTTAATCTTAGCTGCTGCAAATGAAACCCACATTGCAGCTATTGCAGCTGATGCAAGAGCTGGACCAACAATAGGTATAGATGAAAATGAACTCCATAAGTTAGCAGATGCTGTGATAAGTGAAGATGCTTGAGTAATAGAATTCAATGCTTCTTGCCTTTTTTGAGCTGCCTCAAGTTGTTTTTGTTTCTGTTGCTGATTCTTCTTTTCTTGCTCAAGCTCTTTTTTAGCAGTTGCTACATTGTTAGCATAGCCATTATTACGAGCCTCAATTTCAGCATCATAAGCTTTCTGAGCAGCATCTACTCGTTCTTCAGCTGCTTCTACAGCTTGTTTGGCTAATTCTACTTCAGCATCTGCTATAGATTGAAGTTGCTCTATTACTATATTTATAGCTTCTTTTAATGCATCAATTTGGTCATCATCAAAACCAAGTTTTTCAAGTAAAGTGCCACCTAAACCTTTTTTACCAATATTACTTATAAAATTATCAAGTTCAGATAATTCACGGTCTATGCCTTTAACAGTAGCTTTAGCAGCATCAATTTGAGCTTGACTCCAGTTAAGCATACCAGCTTCTGCTAAACGTATTTGTTCTTGCCATCTAGCTTTTTCTTGTTCTAGTTTAAATCTAGTTATTTGAGTTTCATTATGCTTAATTTCATTAAATATTGCTTCATCTAGAGCTTGCTGTTCATCAAAACTTGTCATCTGAAATGAACCTTGAATTTGAGCCCCAAATCTATCAAACTGTGCATTTATTACTGACGTACTTATTTGTTTTTCTGCAGGTTTAGCAGCATTTTGTGCTAATGCTAACTGTCTACGTATTTCATTTTGTTGGAGTAATAGCTGAATTTCATCTTCACTACCTTTTTTAACAAGTTCAAGCTGATTTTCAATATCACGCTCTCTAGCACTTAGAATTTTATTATCGTAATCGCTCCATAACTTAAGCTTTTTCTTATTAAGTTCAATAAGTATTTCTTCTTCAGAACGTGCCTGATTATCACCTGCTTCTAATAATCTTTTGTTAGTATCAAGTATCAAAGCATATTCTAAATCTAGGTTTTTTTCCATTAGTTCACGCTCTTCTATCAATGATGATTCTATTTGAGAAGCATTACGTGTAACTGTCACGCCAGTAGTTACTAAAGATTCTTGATTTTGAGCAGCTGAAGTAGCAGAAGTTATATCTGTGGGATTTATAAGATTACGTTGTGTTCGTAAATAAGCAACTTTTTGCTCATTCTGAATTTGTTGTAACTGAAGGTCTAATGCTTGTAAATTATTAGCAATAGTTTTAGTTATAAGTTCTTGCTGCCTATCAATCTGTTTCTTTTGGTCTTCTGTAAGTTTTTTATATTTACTATCTGTGTTTTTAATGTATTCTTCATTAAGACGATACATCTCACGAAGCTTATTATTTTCATTCTGAATTTGGTCTGCGGCTGCTTTACGCCTTTTAGCATATTCATCTTTCAATAATTCAGTTACACTTTCCTCATACTCTTTTTGAATTCTTATATCATTTCTATTTATAACATTAGTTAAGTCTCGTGGTTTTTGTGATGATGTAGTATCAGTTTTATGGCTTCCTTCAATTCCAGATGCTTTAAGCAATGCTTTAGCAGCTTCTTCGTAGCCAGCAGATAAATCAAAATATGCATCTCCTGTTTTTTCTGCAGCTTCTGCTTCATCATTAAAGTCTTTAATTCTTTGTTGCCTAAAATTTTCTGCAGATATTTGGTCAGCTATTTGTAAGTTTTCTATAGATGGGCCAATACCACTTTCATCTGTAGCTCGCAAACTAGTTTGTACCCACCAATTTTTAAATTTATCCCAGTTAGATGGGCCTTTACCTGCTTCTACTTCTGCTTTATTTCTAGCAATTAGTGCTTTTTCATATTCATCTGCAGCTAATTTTTGAGCAGCAGCAGCTTTAGCTCTTAATTTAAGAGCATTAATAACAGATTCAGTATTATCTACAAATATATTTTCAGCATCTGCTACATTATTAATAGACACTCCTAGTTGGTCAAAATTAGATTTGTTATTCTTAATCCATTGGTCTTTTTCAGCAATATCTTTAAGATTTTTCCATTCTTCTTGTAATTGCTTTAGCTTTACTATATTATTACCATAACTATTATTAGTATTTTCAAGTTCTTTAGCTATATTATCAAGAGCTTCAGTTGTAGATATAATAGCATTTTTTGCTTTAAAAAGATTACTAACCCATGTTATAATCTCTTTACCAAACATCGAAAATACAGTAAGTAATACTACAAGCGCAGTATTCCAACTAAATAAAGCTTTAATTATTGCTCTTGTTACATTTACAGTGGTTTTACCTTCTGCTTGTAGAAGTTTATTTTGTGCGCGTAATCTATTAATCTCATCAACCACCATAGGTATATTATTCGATATACCTAGAAAAAAAGTATTAAGTGATACAGCTGCAGCAGGTAATTCTCGTACTACTTGAGAAATAGAAATGCCTAAACCATCCCATGTTTTTTGGTAATGGCCTACAGACAATCTATAATTACCTGTTGCTTCTTGCAATTTTATCATCTGCTGATAAATTGCGTTTGTCTCAGCTTCAAGCTTTTTGCCAGAGTCAGCAGCCTCTCTTTCAGCTGCAGACATTTGATTGAGTCGTATTTTATTTAATGCATATTGAGCTGAAAGCCTATTATAAGAACCTTCTGCAGAATTAGCAATAGTAGCTTGTAACTGAGCAACTTGATTTGCTTCTCGTATTTGAGTTGAATAAAGTTTAAGCTGTTGATTTTCTTCTGATTGAGCATAGGCAAGTTTTTCTTGTGCCTGAGTCAATGGGTCTACTATAGCTTTTTGTTGTTTTCTAGCAGAAGTAAGTTCAGCAATTTTAGCCTTTAATTCAAGTAATCTTTTACCTTCATCAGATTGTAGATAAGCTAATCTTTGCTCTGCTTTTTCTACTTCAGATAAAGTTTGAATATGAGGCTTCATTTGGTCATCAAGAGCCTTAATCTGATTTTTCAAATTAAGAATATCATTGATTAGCTGTTGCCCCATTTCACTATCTGCTCTTTCAGCAGCTGTCAAAGATTTATACAATTCAACTGTTTGCTTCAAATCTGACTTAAGACGGTCATAAGAAGATATAGCTTGTTTAATATAACGCTGCTGTTCTACTGATGCTTTATTAGCATCTGATGTTTGTGCTTTAAGCCAAGCAATCTGTTTACCTGTATCAGATAAAGCTAATTTAAGCTCATTCTGAGCTCTCTCAAGCCTTGACGTAGATGCTGTTGCTTCATCAATAGCTTTACGTCCTTCACTTGTAGCTCCACTAGCAGATTTAAGAGAATGCACAATCCTATCTGCACCTGCTCTGATAGCATTTACCATTGTCTCGTATGACTGATTGAGCTCGCCAAGTTGCTTGACAAGTTTTTCAATCGAGTCATCCGGCTCAATTATATCGCTATATTTTATCTTATCGTCTTCAGCCATAATTATTTCCTTTTATGCCGTTTAACACTCTTGCTTTCTGCTTCTAATTGCTGTTTTATATTATCAACAGCATTATAGAATTGAAGTACTGTCATCTTTTTAGCATCCATACTTGTTTTTTGAGCTATCAAAAGGCAAGTACTTTCAAACTGCTTATCATATTTTATTTCAACAGACTCACTTCCTATGTATGATTTTGGAGAATGCATATTAAGCATTATCATATCTATAGTTTCTATCTGTTCAGAGTTATCTGTGTCATTTATCATAGAGTCCAACACAAGAAGTGTTCTTTGCTTTAACTTATCGTATGCATCTTTTTCCTTTGGATTTACAAAATCTCCTGGAAAGTACATTTCAAGTTCGGTGGTTACTTTTTTTTTAAGCCAAGTCAAAAAGTCTATAATCTTTGAATGCTTTATTTCTTTAAGCCTGGCCAATATGTTTTTAAGTCCATCGTCTGACAAATCATTAACTTCTTCACCGTCTATGCTGTGGATAAGAGCTGCAAAAGCTAAGTACCTTGGTGAAATTTCGTTGTTCACCATATACATATTTTGCCTCATGTTTTGCAGTTCTTGCAAAGCTTTTTTGGCATTATTACTTTTAATGAATTTAGCAACACGGGTTATATGGGCATCAATATCATCTGCATCTGAGCCAATTCCAGAGTCTATAAGCAAATACTTATTGTACTTCTGAAAATTTACAATAGGCATTTCATCTATGCTGTCATATACCCGTACGACTTTTTTATTTACTATCAGGTTTTTCATATTAAAATTCGCGTTATAGGGGTTGATATGATAGGAATAAGTATAATACTCATCTCATTAAAGAAAATAGCGAGAATGATAGCGAGAATAAGCGACATCCAAAAGCTTAAGCAAAAGTCACAATCGAATAATTGAGAAATAAGCTTAGGAGCTCTGGTAATTATCTCATCGCGCACACCGAGTTTTCCAATTAGCAAAATAGCAAATGCTGCTGCTAAGGCTATATATATTAAAGCCGAAAGCATTGTTATAAAATATACTGTTGGCATAATTCTCTAGTTGTTAAAGTAAATTCAATTCGTATTCCTGCATAAGGGTACATAAAGAATTGTTTATCAATATCTTGTATACCTTCTCCTTTATAAGTATAGTTATTATAGATTTTCTCTATTGAATAACCTTTGTATATATTTTCAAAGCGCTCATATATATCATTTATAACAAGCTTACCAGTCGTAGTAATAAGACCCGGAGTAGTTAATACTCGCATAATTTCATCTTTTACTTCTTCTGTATGCATAACAGTTTCATCTTCATAAATGCTACTAAGGTCATACCAGAATATAATAGCCCCGCTGAAAGTGTATTGTGGCAATGATTGAACTACTTCAGTAATCTTTTGTGGGTCATAAATATCAAACCATGAAAAATTGCCAAAGTTATCATTTGGTAAAAGCGACACATATTCTCCGTTGCCATTATACATTGCAGGGTATATAAACTTATTACCGTCTGGCCTGTGTTCTACGAGCTTATATGCTCTACCAAATGCATAATTAAGCCACTTAAGTCTGTTCATAAGTGACTTTTGCATATCCTGTAATATCTTATCAAGCAATACAGGGTCTTCCTTAAATCTTATTTGTACTGAGTTTTCCTTCATTTCCTTATTGCCTGTTTTAATCGTTTAACTAATTCTTTTCTTATATGGGAGCGGATTATTCTTGTAAAGTTTTTATCTGTCAACCTGAATATCTCTTCCCCATATTTTTCAACAAGGTCTTGAGTTTTTTCATCACTCGCGGTCACATAAAAACCTTCTGAGTCAAATACTACAAACATAGACTCGTGAAAAGCACCTGTGTCTCGCAATGTGACCCTTGTAGTAGGCTGGCCTTTTTTCTTTTTTATTTGTATGGTTTTAGGCTTATACGGCATATAATCCATTATCTTTTCACCTCTACCATTGATACCGCGACGGTATAGCTGGTCATCTGCTATAGCTGATACTATTACGTCTTCTTTGTCACGCACAATATCTTCTAATAGCATAGGCAAGCTATCCTTAAAACTTCGCAACCTATATTCCAGATTGCGGAGTGTCGCGTTATATCGTTTTACAGCCATACTTATACAGTTCTATATTTAATGCCATTGTTTCGGCATGGCAAACATACTCTATCAATTCCAGAAGTACTTAGCTTAATGGCCTTGAAAGCCATATCTAGCTGATAACTTAAACCTGATTTTTTCATAGAAGAAGAGTCACCATCTACCTCATATAATATATCAAGTCGAGAAGCATTGATTGAATGCCTATTTGTTCTTACATTAGAGTTGTATGCAAATTCACGTAACATATCTACGGCTACCTGCTTAGCTATGACATCTTGAAACATCATTCTCTGTTCAATTATAAAATCTGTAATATCACAGCTTACAGTGACTTCTAAATTTAATCCGTAGTTGTTATCATAAGTATATTGATTATTTTCAACATCCCACAAATGTAAGCTTTCGTCTTCTATACTTATAAGTTCTTCATTTACGAAGAATGGATGAATTTCAAGATATTTAGACCATGCCATCCAAGCAAGTAATTCTCTACGCGAGCATGAGCCACAGGGCTCTTTTGACCAGTCTTTATCTTTTCTGATAGCTTGGCTTCCCTCTGGAAGTTCGGACTGAAAATAGCATAAATACCAACTTCCTCCTGCATCATTATCTTCACTTTGATATGGCAAATAAAGGTCATCGACTGTAAACCATTCAGCACTATTATCTCGTACTTTAGTCAGCTTTATGGTTTTAATTGGCTCATCCATGCTTGAATGCATAAGATACAAAGTATATTCTCCAGCTTTAGTAAACTGAAGGCATATTTTATTTATCTTTGCGGTTATGCCTTTTGCTCTTACTGATATAATTTCAAAGCCAACTAGGTTTTTCTTATTTTTTACAGTATCTACTAATCTACCTGTTCCATCAAACAGAGTACGACTTTCGCATAGTGGCTTGTTTGTTCCTTCTGCCGTTTTTTCATTGCAGTATCTAGCAATAGCTTTTTGAATGCTTGCTTTTGTTTTGCTCTCGAGCCATTCAGAAAATAAATTGGTTTCAACCCAATACTCAGACTCAATATCGGGCTGTTTTCCTTGTGCTTTTTGAAGCGCTTTATATTGTGTTCCTTGATAATCAACTACATTGCCTTTGCTATATTCCTTTTCAAAACTGTATTCTGGAAAAGTGATATTCTTAAAATCCGGAGCAATACATGACATATTCTGCAAAGTCAGCAAAGGATGAATTTGTTGAAAATATAGACCACTTTCACTCACGGTTAAAGCATCAGATATTTTTAAGTCTGATGTATCATAATTTTGCTCCCATCCAATAAGGTGTAACAGCTTTTCTTGTATATCGTTGGCTCTAACCATAATTCTTAATTTTTAATGAAAAATAGGAGGCCACTATCACCTAGTGGCTCAGTGTGCCTCCTACCAAAGCTAATAACAACTCAAAGATTTGCTATCGGTTTATCATCCTCCAACTCCTGCAGAGGCCTCCTTAGTGTTAACCGGATTGTCTTCAGAGTTGACAACGACCACAGGCTTAGCATAAACTGCATCTTCACTTGATACGTTGAACGCCAGAATAGGACTTGCCAAAGTGCTAGGTGCACTGTTATGTGCAGTCAAGAAGGCCACATCAACAGCAAAACCATAGTGCTCTTTGCGAGTGCGGGTCATATCTGCAGTAGCAGCTCCTGCAATAGCATTGTAGTCACCTACAGAGTCGTAGAAATATGTACCAACAGGCATATTCAACATAGGCAAAGTAGCAATACCCCACTCATGACCATCACCAGATACAGTACCAAGCAAGCAGTCACGCTCGAAGCGAGTTAACAAACCGAGTGAACCGGCATTCACTGCATAACCCTGAGCATATTTACCACCAGCAGCCGCAATGTTGTTTGTCAAGTGTACAATCTTTGTGCCGAACTCATTCTGCTTGTTTACATCATTGTAGAGACCATGCTGCTGCAGTTTACGCATGATAGACTCAACTCCAGGGTCACCTACGATATGTAACTGGCCATAAAAATCATTTGCCCCCATCATGACCTCGAGGTCGCCAAATACATTTTCACGCTCTGTCCACTTAGCATTAACAGCATTAGAAGAAAAGTCATAAAGCAACTTATTCTTCAAAACCTGTGTTTTGTTAGCTGCAAGAGTAGCAAGAGCGGCTTCATCAAGCTTTTTCGCAAAAGCATAAATGTACTTCATCATCTTGGTTTCAAAGTCCTTCTGAATGCCAATTTCGTTGTTCATATACATTGCCGGAGCAATAGTAAATCCCCACGCATAAGTAGCAAATGTGATTTGAACCATTTTAGAAGTATTTTCACTGTCGGCAATTGTCACTGTACGTGTGCTACCGATAGTAATATCAGCATCGTAGTCAATTACCGGAGTTTCCAACGTATTACCGATGGAAGTTCTTGCTTTTTGCTTCAGTTCCTCAGTGAGGATGCCAGTAGGGTCTTCAGACTGCACCATAAAAGCATTCAGCGCACCGTACCTACTGGGGCGATACTCAAACTTATCAAGGTTAGAGTTCGCACGAATGTTCTGGATACGTGTTAAAACTAGACTCATAACTTTTAAGTTTTTAATTGTTAATAATTATGCTAATATGGTGCATTACCCTTTTACGCCTCATAGCATTTTTCATTTTTATTTTAGGATGTGCCATTTTATCTAATAGGCAAACTTGCCACATTGTTTTCAGTTCTTAATTGCATTGATTGGTTTGCAAATTCTTGCGAATCACGAGTCAGACCATTTGCAAGAAGATATGTTTCGATAGCCTTATCAGCTTCAACCTGATTTTTAATGCCAGACAAATCAAGCGTTCCACCTGTTCCACTTGAACCGGACCCAAAGTTTCCTGTTCCACCACCTGCTTGCTGACGACCTGTATCAATCACATCTTTAAGTGACGTTTCCATCACAAGTTCTTGTATTGTATAAGGATTAAGGTTATTCTTAGGATTGTTAAGAATATTACCATCTGCCCCGCGTATAACAAGCTTCTTTCCTCCTTGGCCATCATCTATGAAATCAGGAGTACCTTTTGTAAGAATTTCTGCTTTTGCAGTGTTGAGCAGCGTCTTCTGAATAGGCTCAGTAATACCACTCTTAAACTTAAGACCTGCTGTAGCAGCTTGAAAAGCATAATCTACATGCGTGTCCTTAATAGTTTTATCAAACTCTGCCTTTTTGGTATTGAACTCAGTTTCCTTTGTCTGAAGTTGAGTTTGAAGCTGAGTTACTTGAGCTTTAGCATCTTTCAGCTGTTGCTTCAAAGTTTCATCGCCAGCTCCTTTTTCAAGCTTGGACTGAAGGTCTGTAACTTGTGCTTGAGCAGCAGTAAGCTGAGCTTGAATTGTTTTTGCAGACTCTACTTTAGTTTTGTACTCGCCAAGTACGCGCTTAGCATAGTCGTAACTTTTTTCACCATCTTTCTTTTTAATGCCTGTAATGCTAAGAATATCAGTATCATACTGGCCATGTAATGCACCAATTTTAGTGCCTATAACAGTATTTTCATCATTTCTTGACATTTCGGCAATTGCATTCAACTGGTCATCGGTAAGACCAGTTAAAGCTGAACTTTGTCGTAGCATCTCAATTGTTAACATATAGCTTTGTGTTTTTTATAATTAATACTATTTTTGTACTAACTCTTTAGCATCTCCATACGGGTCATGTAAAACTGCCATAATTGTATAGCCAAGTCCTTTATATGCGTTCTTGAAAAGTTGCCACTCTGCAAATGTGAACATTTGAGTATATGCTGGTGACTCTTCTTTGCCTGTCATTGGATTAAACCTGCGACCATGCACAATTAACAAATGCACCATTTTCTCAGTACCCGGCTCAGGAGTATAATTACTTTCAACCTGCACTTCTGATACAGATGATTTTTCTTCGATAATATCATCAATATCTACTAAGAAAAGAACTACCTCGTCAAGCTCTTCCTGTAAGTTACTTGTCCAAGCTTTTCCACCTTTAGCCTTAGCAGCTTCTAGTTCTGCTTTACGTTCTACAGCCTTTTTCTTGTAAGATTTAATATCCTCAAGACTGAGTGCCTGTAGTTGTTGAAGTTCCAATTTTTGTAACATATTCTAAAAGTTTTTTGTTTATAATATCTATTTTTTCTCTCATTGTCTTATTTGAAGCAAACTCAATTATGTTAATATTCTCACGTTCAAATTTTTCAACTAAAGTACTAAAATTTATTTTAAGCTTTACTAAATTTTCATTTAATAACTTTTTTTCATACAATTTTAACACTTCATCCAATGTTTTATGTGGATATGGCTCCAATTGTTTTAAGATAAGCATTCTCTGAAGTACCAAAGGATTGTTACGATACTCAACTTCAAGAATTTGTTGCGATATAGCATCTAGTTCTGAGTTAGATGCGCCATTCTCCTTTGCTTGTTTGTACTTAGAATATAACTCTGTTACTGTGAAAACGTAAAACTCTGTACCCCAGTTTACAGAAGATGATATGAAAGCATCTCCATATCTGAGTTTGCAAACAGTATCTTCGACAAATTTCTGCGCTAATTCAAAATTGGTCTTTAAAGCGTTGAGAACTGAAGTTTTACTTTCAAAGTTAGCAGTTACTTGAGTCTCATTTATAGCTTCTTTTTCACTTACAGTACCACCTGAACCAACAACAGAAATCACAATTTCATTTTTAAGCCTTGCACACTCATTGACATTATAGTCGAGTGAATCTTTATCAATAGTGGTTATCTGAACAGGATTACGCATATCCGCAACACCTTCAGACTGATTTGGTATAGGAACTTCTAAGAATGAACCAGGGCCAGCTATACGTTTTTCACTACAGCAAGGACATTTTTCAACTGTTCCGTCATTGAGAATTTTGTATTCACCTTTTGCATTACGCAGAAAACCTCCATCACAATAATCACCAGTTTCATTATTTTCAAAATTACAATCAGCTTCATACGCACTATATATAGGATAAGGTGCATACAAATCTAAATGTTGTTTTGATAAAGCAAAGAATAAATACCAATCAAGATTTGATAGTTCTTTTGTAATTGGATTTTTCTTAAGGTCTTTATTTTTTTCATTGACTTGTGTTGACCAAAAGAACCTAGCTGGGCAGTATCTTAAATCATGCTTTGCTTCTGAAATAAGCGATTGAATTTCATTTTTCTCATTTAGCTGATATACTCTTATAGAAGTATCATCAAATACAGCTATTCTATGTTCTGGCTGTTTAAAAATAAGCCATTCAAATTGATTTTCATCAAGTTTAGAAGTCTGGTAATCGACTACAGCATCAATTTCAAGCCAATAAAAATATGGTTCTGGGCGTAAAGATGTTTGTATTTGAGGAAGGTCTACTACCAAAATACTATTTGGTGATACTTGCATCTTTTTCCATCCTGTTGTCTTCCATATCTCTGGCTCATTAAGATTATTCTTTTTATATTGAGACCAGTCCTCTGCAAGTTCTGAGTCTGTAAACTGATATGAACTTGATGAGTTACGACTATAGAAAACTCTCTCGAGCTCTCTATAGACGTCCTCAACTACAGCAGGTGTAGGCAACGGGAATTTGAATAGATTTATGAATATATTGTATTTATCATTTGGAAGTAACTGCCTCACCCAATCAAGAAATACAGTTGTAGGCTGATTAATATCAGATATAGCAATATTTGTCTCGGTATGAAACCTAAGACGACGTTGCATATTTACAGCTTTCTGAATAGTCTGACGTTTAGTCGGCTTTTGCAGAATTTGCTTTATCTGATTTAATTCTAAGGCCATTTTCTTCGTCGTAAGTATAATTGCTATCTTTAGGTAATTCCCATCCACCATTTATGGCTGTGCCCATATCAAGCAGGCGTTCGGCATGCTGAATGCCAAACTCCTGCCTCATATTGTATTTAGGCACAACTAATGTTACTGTTTGTTCTTTTTTCTTTCTCATAACTGAAAGTTTTAAGCTCTAGCAGAAGCGGCATTAACCCAATCTGTAAGAGGATTGAAGTCCAATGTTTCACGCTTGATGATGTAGAAGTTATCACTCCAGTTAGGATAGAATGACCATTCAATGGTATTGCTGTCTGGCTCTTCAAAACCACCAAGCTTCTTATCACCAACAAAGAACTTACCAATAGGAATAGGCATATAGGTTGTCGGGTCATCCAAATCATCAACCAAGCAGCCGATATTTCCATTTTCGTCAATAAGCCAAACACCAATTTCTTCACACATATATTGCTTTAACTGAGCAATTGTTTTTTGACTTTCTTGATAAATAGTAGCAGTGAACGTTGTCGGCTCACGACCAATTGTAATCTCAATACCTCCAAGTGTCTGATTGCCACCGCCGAATGTACGAGCGGCGCCAGGTTCAGTAGTAGGTCCTTGAATATACGGAGAAACTGTCATTTTAGAACCATCAGCTGCAGAAAACAATGTAGAAAACGATGCTTTCTTAGTCGGGTCAGTAACAGAGTTCTTCGTTCCAGCTGTTTTATAGATGCGCTGGAATGCAACTTTTTGAATTTGCCCCATACTTTCTTTGCATTCAGCAATTTCAAGGTCGGCGATATGAGCACCGGCAGGGCATCCACAGTTTAATCCCATATTATTTATGTTTTTAATGTTAATATTACCGAGCAGCTACCCTTAACTTGCATCGAATTACCTATATTTGCTTTGAATAAATTTCTCCACGATGTAAATGTACTAATTTTCTCTATAAGATGTACAGCTTTTAACATTTTTTATAGAGGCATTTTTATCTCATATTCTCGCACTATATTTATTCAAAGCTTATGATTTAATCAGTCATATATAATTAAAAACTCATAGATTACGAGAATAACGCGAGAATATAAGCTTATAACGTTTTTATGCATTTATCACATATAGTTATTATTTTTCCATTCCTTATAATAACTTTACCACAATCATGTCTTAACTCTTTCATTGTAGGTTTATAATGTATATAATGGTTTATACAAACACCACATTTATCACATGTAACCTCATATACTTTTGTAATCATATATTAATTTCTTAAGTGTATTTTTTTACGTCCGCCTTTTCTTGCATGCATTTCATATACCCCTGTTAAGCAATCTGGGGCATCATCGTGTTGATTTCTCTTTTTGTTATCTTTACGGTATGACATAAGAGCTTTGTAAAATTTAGGCCATTTCCTTTCCCAGCCTTCTGGGAACAAAATATCATTCTGAACATTAGCAGAAGCTGCATAAATACGAGCTTTTTTGTTTTCTGTCTGTGTAAATGTTTTAACAGCACATCTGAAATTACGCAGTTCAGCTCTTAATATGCGTTTTACATTACGTGAGTAGCCTCGGCCACCATTATTCGATTCAATTAAAGCCTCAACTGTACCATTTTTGGTCAGCATTTCAGCTTGTTTTGGCTCTGTGACCTCCATAGGTGCATCTGTGAACAAAACATCAGTTACATAACAAAATTCAGGTGTATTTATAAAACAAATTGAGCATAAATCATCAGCTCCAGTATCAGCTGTATCAGTATAATTCCACTTTTGAAGTGCTTTTGTACCTGTTGGAAGCTCTTCTATTTTATAAGTTCTAAATTCTTCATACATAAGGCCCTCTTTTGGTGTTGGGTCCTGCATGTACTGTGTATCGAATACAAGCGGATTTATCTCACGCATCTTATAAAGCTCTTCAAGTGTATGCTTCATTGGCCAAAGTGCATGTTCTTCTCCAGTTTCTGGGTCTACTTGTATAACTGGAAGTGATAAAACAGTCCATTCATCTTGTTCTATCTCTTGCAAATAACCGCAAAGGTCATGCTCATGCAGCCTTTGCATTATTATAATGATTGGAGTATTACGTGAGTTAGTACGGTTACGAATTGTGTTTTCAAATCGCATGTTAATGCGCTCACGGACAATATCTGATTCAGCATCTTCTGGCTTAATTGGGTCGTCGATTACAATTGCGCCTTGGAAAATGTTTGTTGTAGCTCCTATCATATCAAGCATTTCGTTTGTATGGTCATCGAATGTGAATATGTCATTACCTCCGTCCATTTTATCAATATCTGGTACTTCGTCTACTGCTCCTGCACCAAATCCAGTTACTTGGCCTTGAGTTGATACTGCATAAAGTTCTCCTCCAGCTTTAGTTTTCCATCTCTTAGCTGACCCTTTTTCAGATGCAAGAGCTGAGTTAGGAAAAAGAGTCTTATAAAGCTCTTCTTGCATGATATTTCTGATTGTTTCAGAATTATCATTCACAAGTATATCTGAATAAGATAGATGCAAAAATCGACATTTTGGATTTAATGCAAAACACCATGATATAAATGATTTGATAACAAGTTCAGTTTTACCATAGCGTGGAGCTATATTGATAATAAGTCGCTTACACTTACCATCCACAACATCCTGTAATACTTCAAACATTTTCTTATGGTGTTCTGCAACTATAAAACTTCTATGATATTGTGCCTTAAACATGCATTTTGTATACTTCTCAAAAGAAGATAGTAATTCAACCTGAAGAAGTTCTTTAGGATTTACAGTTCCGGCCTTAGTAGTATTTAAGGCTCTTTCTTGCATTGTTTTTAATGAGTCCATATTTATTTCTTAGGTTGGGTATAGTTATACTTTATTTCTGCCGCTTTTCTTGCAGCTACTGCTTCTTCGAATGTGTTAAAATAGCCTAAGCAATCGTACAGGGCTCTTCCATTTTTTCTTTTACCATTCCCTATTGCTGCTACCCACTTTTGTCGTCTTTTATGCCAATAAACTCCTGTATGGCCCGATGTATTGTTTGTATGCATTTTACGGTTTCTGCTGTTTTGTATACCAGATGCAAGACGTAAATTGTCAATTCTATTATTAAGAGTATTACCATCTATATGGTCAATTTCTTTATTATCATCTGGCCATTTTCCATATTGATAAAACCATGCCAATCTATGTGTTTTATATACATTTTGGCCTATTACTATATTAGAATATCCCTTATGGTCTATAGTAGTACCAGCTATATCTCCTACATTAGGACTATCTTTTCGTTTACTACTTGCGTATTTCCATCTAAATATACCTGTTTCCGGATTATAATCTAATATAGATAATAAATGCTCATGTGAAAGAGCATATTCTTTCTCTTTCAAAGCTACGAAATTGCTATCTGTTAGTGCCATATTCTTTTAAGTTTTATTATTTCATCAAGGTGTCACGAATAACTATGTACGCTTCACGACTTACAGGCACATTAGGAATAATGCCTGTTTGGAGTTGTTGCTGCTCTGGGAGACTTAATTGCATAGGTCCTTTGCCAAATATTCTATCCCATAATTTTTCTATAGTTTCAATGTTACCTAGCTTTTCGTCTTCAATAAGGCGCTTAATTACAGTTTTTATTACAACCGGCACTTTTTTATTAGCCATTAAGGCTTGTAACTGCGAGTGGTTGCATGTTAATAAACAAGCCAATAAATTAGCCGTATCTTGTTTTGTAAGTTGAACACTTAAATTAATATTAAGGCTAGTAAGAAGTTTTGTTATTTCAGGTCTTGATGCTCCTTGCAATTGAAGTGCTGAACGTATAGCTGATGAATATGAGCCTTTACCCGAGTCATGGCGTTCTGCTAACTCAGTCGCTTTAAGTGGCTCTATAGTCTCAGCTTCAAGTGCCTCAATAGCATCAACTCGTTTTTGCTGCTCTGCAATACGTTTTGCTTGAAGCTCTGTTTGACCATCTGGTATTTCTTCAATACCGAGTTCCTCTGCTAATGATTGGCGTTTTTGTTGTTTTGCCTTAAGATTACGAAGCCTCTGCTTCTCAAGATACTTAATACGAGCCAATTCCTTTGCATCTTGTTTTGATTTGATGCGCGTGGCCTCTTGTTCTACAAGTTTGGACGTATCTGGATTAGACATTCCAGGAACTACTGGGCGTGATGGCAGTATATCTGCTAATTTCTGTGCTATTTTATCTGTTTTCATATTATTTGAGTATTCTTAATTTACCAGTTTCTAACTTATTTGCTATCTTGGCTTGTTTGGCCATAAACTTAGCTACTCTATTTTCTGCATCTTTCTCTATGTTAGCAGCCTCTTTAGTTTTTACTTTTCTCATATCTGGGGCTATTTCAATTATTTCCTCTGTTCCATCAAATCTCCATATACAGTCATAAGCAATTCTACGTTGGCCATTGCAACACATATATATCGCGCTTGGGTTTATTTTCATTGGAGCCACACTTTCTATATACTCTCTTATGGAGTCCCATTTTTTATAGAGCTTATATAGATTATCAGTCATTTGTTTATATTGATAAACGGCTCTATGCGGATAGCTACGAACGCTATTTGTACCAGCTCTATATATGGTTTCTGGTATTCCCCATTTTGCTGCATATCCTGGTATGACGGCTTTTTCTGCTGCACATTTATTTAAGCTATTTATTATGTTGTGGCCATAGGGAGCATAAGCCATATATTCATCTATCAATTCATACATTCTTAGGTATATGCTTATCAAGTCTAGGTTCATAGGAATTTCTTCTGTTGACACCGTTATATATTTGCTTTCAGTTATGGCTTTTATTAAGTCTGGATTATTTTTGTTTAGCCAAATAGTGTTACGAAATGCATTACTTATAAGTACTTCTATTTTGTTTTTTACAGTGAAAGCTTTTGTTTCTTCTGTCCAGCCTATGTATACTTTATTATCATACTCAAATTCAAGTATGAAAAATGCACTTGTAGACTGTAAGTTGGCATTTTCTTGTAAATCTACCAAATACTTGTATTTACCTATGCGTATCATAAATATAGTTTTTTTATTACTTTGCAAATATACTAATAAAAACTGATAGGTGAAAATTCTCGCAGAATAAAAATTACACAGGAAATGAGAAATTAACATTTTTTATATCAGTGAATTGATTTACCAATATGGAAAATAGTTTGTAATGTTTCACGTTTCACTAGTTATTCAGTGAAATAGAGTTGAGCCTGTAAACAACATAGTTTCTATTTCACTGAATATAACTAATTGAAAATCAATCACTTATAAAAAATGCATTAGTGAAAAGAATCTATATGACATAAATATTTAATCCCGAGAATAGAATTACTTTTATGTTTAATATGTGATACGTTAAGTGATTATCTATATCATATCACTATTCACTACTTACAATTCTATTTAAGTGATTTATATTTCTTATTGTTTATTTGTTTATAATATATCTAACTTATTGAAAATCAATCACTTATCAAGAAACATGCCTCGGTTTTCAAATGTTTATTTTATTTATTTGAAAATTATTTCTGAGCACTCATTCTTTATTGCGAGAATGCCATTTTGCTAATTCTCTATTAAGCATAAGGGCCTAAATTGATATTTGCGAGAATGTATGCGAGAATGAGAATTTATGAGCCTCTGGGCCTTGCTCATACTTATATTATGATTTGTTAGCCAGTTTGCGAGAATGACTTGAGGCCAAAAAAATTTTCTGGCTATGGATATGGTTCTATATACTATATATAGGGGCACCCAGGCATTGCGGCAGGGGCCTAATTTCCACATAGGCAAAATTCTCGAAATATAAAATTTATTTGGTTAAATAGCTTTAAGCCTGATAGCCTCATTCGTTAATTATGGTTTAATTCGTTAAAGGTTGTTAGCCTGTCAGCCTGTTAACAACTCTTAACTAAAATAATTTTCAGGTTCCAAGCCAGAGACAGGCTCATAGCCTCTCCTCCAACAAGGTTTAACGAAAATTTAACACTTCCTAACTAAATATATTTTCAGGTTTCAAATATTTTATTACTTGACAGGCATAAAATTATTATTTTAATTTATTAACGAAACAACCAGGAAATTTAATACGATTTAACCCATAAAATTTTTATATGTTATTTATTTTACAGGTTATATAGCCGACATTTAATATTTATATCCAGGTTTCTTAACACTTTTTTAATATATAAATTTTATAGCCGATAAAATTATTATTATATTAGCATATCGAAAATAAACCGGATATATATAATAATTTATTTAACGGTTATTAACCAAATAAATTTTTCCGGTCAAAATAAAATTGCTAATATAAATAAAACGGAAATAATTAAAATATAGCAGTAATGAAAATTAACAGAAATTATCGTTTCGTCCTGACAGTTCTGGACAACGAGAAAATTAACGCGGGAGAAATCCGTATTGACAGCTGTGCTGTAACCGGCGAGAGAATGTTTGCCAGCGAATGCCATTATTATGCCGAAAAAAATATTTTGGAATGCCTGAAAGAGGCCGACAAGAGAAATGACCTGAGCGGTTACTACGGCCATACGTACTGTATTTATAAGGAAAACAAGTCGAAAAAGGAAACAACCGAACGGGAGGAGGACGGCAAGAAAATTGTCGAAACGAGAGAAATACCGGGAGAGGCAATGCTGCTCGAAATAATAACCGTGGACGAAAATGGCGTGGCCATCCGATAATCTATTATCCGCGAAAGCGGATATAGGATGGCCGCTACAGCCCAGGCCGGGAAGGCTGCACAGGAGTTCGACTCTCCTGCTGGGCACAATTGGCAATATTGCCGAGAGAATTTAAATACAGGAGAATAATATGGACAGCAAGAGAACTTATGTGTATAACGTGGTGCTGCGGGAGAATGACGTATGCCCACAGGGTGAGCTCCTGACAGACAAAGAGCTCGAGAGAATTAACCTCACAAGAATGCCGAAAGACGAGAGAAACAAATTGTTGAAACAGTTTAACATACCGGAATAATGGAAAATAACAAATCGCAGTTCAAGAGAACAGGAGTTTTGCATGACGGAGCCGAGTGCATTGAGATACAAATAAGTCACTCAGGCGATGCGGCAAGGTATGTGAGCACAATCAAGTTCACAGTAAAGGACCCAGAGGTCACGAGAGGCCGTTGGCAAGAGATACGCTACAGCAAGAGAAACGGCTATGCGTATATTGTAAAATACAGCAAGAGACTATATTTGCACAAATTTCTAAGAATATACTAACATGGCAGCAAGAGACTATAAATTTGAGTACATGCTACTCAACCGGCTTCAATGCGATTGCAATTACTATCTTGGCTATGGCAGCCGAAATGCTGAGCATTGCCTTTGGGCTCACGACGAGCAGAAACAAATCGATAAAATGCGAGAGCTTTATGATTTGTTGCCGGTTAAACCTGAGTGGCTCACAAGAAAACAAATTGATGAATATGCAGCAAGAATGAACGTAAAATAACCAACATTATTTAACGAAAAAAGTTCTTAAAGCAGTAACCAGATTAAAATAAAAGTAGTATATTTGTATATACTTAAAAAGATATGGCGATAGCCAAAACAACTAAAATTTACAGCAATATGGTAACAATGAAATTTTCAGCAACCAAGTCAGAAACATTGTTTTTGACACCGACAATTGCGGTTGAACAAACTAACTCAGAGTCAACAATTCATTTTGCGGTGGCTCATAAGGTATTCAGCATCACAGTAGAAAAACAACAGATAACTAAAAAAGTAAAGGCATGAAAAAGACAGAAATGTTTGTAACAGTTTATAGGCTTGAAGCTTATAATAATTATGATGCCTTAGACGGCTTCATGGAAGCAATTTGCGATTACGCAATATTATCTAAAGAAACAGATTACGCGCTTACAGTAGTAGCATCTTCAGAAGCCTTAAGCACGTCAAGATTGGCAAATATGGCTTATAAATATTTTGGCAAAGAAGGGTATACTATAAATACTCTCGGGCTTTTAGGGCCGTTTAAGAAATTCAATTAATATTCTTTAACATAAAACTTAGAAAAAAAGTTCCAAAGCGGCTTAATAATTCAAAAAAATATAGTACATTAGCACTATCATAATTAATACATATTATTTAATAACAATTTAAAATTACAGTATTATGGCAACAAAGAAATTTTCACAGATGACAACGAAGAAACTGAATGCTCTTTTGGCAACAGCAAGTGACGAAGACAAAAAGGCTATCGAAGCTGTACTTACAGTTCGTGAACAAGTTACTAAACCAGCTGCAGAAGAGGTTTCTATACCTACGCCGGGTCCGGTTGAAGATGTACTAATAAACGAAGTTAGTCCTGAAGAAGAGGTTTCTATACCTACGCCGGGTCCGGTTGAAGATGTACTAATAAACGAAGTTAGTCCTGAAGAAGAAGCAGCTATTAAAGCAGCTGAAGAAAATGGCGGAATCAATCCTATGTATAACGGTAGTAAATCAACTTTGGAAAAGAAGCCGAAAATGACCGACGAGGAACGCCATGCATTGGCTGAAGAACTGAAGAAGAATGTTAATCATCGTTGTCAAGCAGTTCCTTTCAATACTGCAGAATGGGTTGATGGTTATATAGCTGGAGTAATTGAAGAAAAGCGCAGTGGCAAAATATTATACGCAATCAAGACAGATGATGGGCGCCGTATTGTAAAAGTACACGACAGCAACCTTATTCGTATCTTAGACGAAGTAATTGAGCCGGAAAAGAAAACCCGTACGCGTAAAGCAAAAGACCCAGCAGACGAAGTTGAATGGACACCTGAAGCAATAGCTGAAGAAATTAACGAAGTTATTGGCAATGTTGGTAAAACCATAGAACTTGAAAAATACCGCACAACAGATGAGAATGATGAAGAACATGCCGAAGTAATAATAGGCCGTATTGTGGCAATTGTTCCTGACAAACGAGCTAAGCGACTACTTTATCGTATTTCAGTTCCTGCACCTGTTGAAGGTAATCCGCTTGCAACAAAGACTATGCATAAAGTTGTAAAAGCTGAAGGCATTAAAATTGCTGAAGAATTTGATAAAGAAGGCGCACAGCTTAATGCTAAGTATACGGAACGTCGTGAGGCTGCTGCTGCTCGCACTCCACTTACTCCTCAGGACCGCGTAATTCGCTGCGAGGAGAATGTGAAGAAGGCAGAGGAGAAGCTGCAGAAAGCTCAGGAAGAGCTGGAAGCCAAAAAGAAACAGCTCGAGGATGCAAAGAAGGAGCTGGATGAATATCTTGCCGGTCAGGCAAATGGAGAAACTGCCGAAGCTCCTGCTGAGACTACAGCCGAAGAGGAATCACTTGCATAATACAGCCACCTGACACCATTTCTCCCATGGAGCCGTCTCGAAAGAGGCGGCTCTTTTTTTTGCTGCATATCTAAGTATGCAGCTATTTTTGTATTATTGTGATTTATGTTAAAATATGTAAACTCATAGAAACATGCTTCTTTCGCGTTCTAGGACACTTTTTTAGGCTTTGAGTGTACTATAATATGGGTTAACTCAATTCGACGCGATAGAGGTCAAAAGAAGTGTATCTATCAATGTATTTTTATAAAGTCTATAACATGAATTAATGCATGGACTTTCCTGAGCTTTAAGCCACCAAGCAGTTATATAAATAGCTGTTAAATTTATGGCTAAAAAGTTGGCTCATTTTCTTGGCTTCTAGGACACTTTTATTTGAGAATAATAGTAAACTAAATCTATAAAAAGAAATGAGGAGAGAATGAACGAGAATAATGAAATTTCATATATTTTCAAGGCATTTAGAGCTCTATATTTTTATATTAAAGCCGCAATAAACCAGTGAAAAATTTTTATGTTAAAGTCTGTAAAACAGTAATTTATATCAAGATTATTTTGTACTTTAGTCTATAAAAGAACAAAAGTAAAACTGTTAAAAAATGTTACACACTAGAACACATAAAAGCCGCATGGCCATTATGATTAAACAGCTTATGCCTGAGTGTACAAGCTGTGTGGCTCGTGTGCACAGTGGACTATGCAGCAGTTGTCCACATTGGACCCCGAGTGTGGTACAGGAGTTAACAGAGGAAATGGCCGAGAGAATATCCGCCACAATTGGACAGGAGAATATCACAAGGCCCCAACGAGAGAAATGTTGAACAAAAATAAATAATTGCAATATGGAAATAAATGAACAAGAGAATACCCAAGAGGTACAGCAAGAGAATTTGCTTGATGGCTCTCAGTCAGTTCAAGCAATGCAAGAAGGAAATGAACTGCCAATTGCTGTTCAATTAGTTCAGCCTCAAGCTGCTTTAGATGAAATAGCAGAGCTTGAGAAGAAATATCGTGAAACTATAGAACGGGAGAATAAATGAGCAATTTTGTTTTAGATTACAGCAAAAAGCAGACTTTGCAAATATCAAATGATGCTTTTTGCTTTTTGTATTATGGCGAAGAGCCATTAGACGAAGACAATTTGGAAGAAGCCAATGAGGTATCTGAAATGTTTTCCAATAATTTTTATATAGAAGATGATTGGAAAGTGGTTGATGACTCAGACCTTATAGAATGTACTTTTGTTCCGTATGTTGAAGACCAAGCCGATTATGATGAATATGAGGACCTTACTAAATATATTCAGCAGCAAATAAAATGGCTTGATGCAAATCATATTAGAGTGTGGTGGTTTAATAACCAAACTGGGACGAGAGAATTACGTGGTGATTTTAAGGTTTATACCAATAAATATGGCCTTAAGTGTTTTCATACAGGCAATCAAGATGAGGATTTTGTGACAGGAAAAATGAGCCTGTATTTTTTGAAGAATTTCAAGAAACGCGTAGCTTAACAAGTGAACGAGAGAAATATAAGGCAGACTACAAAAAAGTAGTCTGCCTTTTTTACATTAAGCTTTCATCTTCTTCTATAACGAGAGAATAACCGACTCCTCGTATAGTTTCTATAGCTACTCGGTTATCCATTTTAAGCATATTTCGCAGCATACATATATGGACGTCTAAGCTACGTTTATTAAAGTAGTTATCATCAGTCCATACTTGTTGCATAAGTATTTTCTTGGGTAATGTTTCGTTTTTATAGGCACATAATAAAGCAAGAACTTGGCTTTGTTTATTATTAAGCTGTGTTTTTACATTGCCTATAGTAAGAATTTTATCTACTGTATTAAACAGGTAATCACCTATCTCATAAGATGGCTCTATACTTCTTACTCGCACGCCACATCTTTTTAGAACGGCTTTTATTCTTCTTATAAGCTCCTCAATGTTATATGGTCTTATAACATAATCATCTGCGCCTTCATCAAATGCTTCAATAACATACTCATATCGGGCCTTATCCGATACCATTATTACCGGTATTTTATCATCTGATTTGCGCAAAAATTTTAATGGCTTTAGCCTCATAGAGGCATCTGTTGTTTTATAATGGCTTAATATGCATAAGTCATAATTCTTTTCTCTGATTTTGATTAGTATATCATTCTCAGTTGAGGTTATTACTTGAAAGCCGTTATACACCAAATAATCTACCAGGATTTTACAGTCTTCATCTTGATAGATTAAAATTCTTGGCAATGCTAATTTAGTGTTATTACTTTTCATACCATTTCTTTAATCTTGTTTTGCAAATCATTATATAAAACTTCATACCAAAATGGATTAAGCCTTAACAGGTCAAAGTATGAATATACGCCTTTTTGATATATTAAAGAAGCATATTTAAGCTCTTTGTCCGCTCTTTTTTTAAGATGCTCATGATAGAACTTTATGGACTGGTCCACATTTACCAAGAATGGTGATTTATGCTCCATAAGAACTTTCTGCTCTGTATTTTGAGCAAAGTAATATGGAATATTAGGCATTGCCCAGAAAGTTAACCCAGCACCATATTCCTCACTTGCTTTATATAAAAAGCCAGGGCATGGACGAATTGAGTCAGGATATAAGCTTTTACATATTCTTAACCTACGTGGAATAAAAGGATTAAGTAAAGTAGTTAATCGCTTGTTTATATAAGTTGAGTATTTATCAACCATTCTTGTGTGTTCTTTAACAAGTGATGAAACTAACAGCTTAATCCTTTCATTTCCTATAGGGTCACTCAGGCGTATATATTCTTGCCTGAAAGCTTCACGCTGAATACGTATTCTGTCTTCTTTAAGCCGTTGAGACTTTTTCCTTTTAGCTTCTATACTAGCAATAGCAGCTCTGTGCTGTCCTTCTGGTCCAAATAATTTTACGCCTCTACAGCTATTTGGGCCCAAACCAGTCCATGACATTTTATCTCCATATCTAGCCTCAATCTCTCTATTTTCCTGTTCTTCTTCAGATAATTCAACATGCTCTTCTTCTATAGCAATCTTTTCAATTGCTTCAGATTGAGCTTCTTGAATATCCTCATCATCACTTTTAATTTCATCGAGAAATTCAAAGAGTTCCTTTTCTGTTAAGTCTCCATACTGCTTAATATCTTCCATACCATTTAAATAGTGACTTGATTATATCTTTTCCAGCTTGCTTATTAAGCAATCCAAAATATACAATCGCAAGCGTGAGTCTTGCTATTTTATGCAATATCCAGGCTAATAGATATATAGGGAAATAAAGTACACCTATATATCTCCATAAAAATTTAAGTACCTTTTTCATTTCCATAATCCTTTTTTATATAAAAACTTTCCTGCATTCATACCCAAGCTAAACATTCCTGAGCCAAAAAGAACCAATGCTAATATCTCATGTAATGTTATTTCCATAACTTTTTATTTTATTACAGTTTGTTGACTTATAACTTCTTTTATAGGGCTTTTTATTTCTTGTATGTTACTTAACATGTTCGCTATACTAAATGGAGGACATGCTATATAAACATCAGCCAATGTATCAACTAACTCATCTTTGCTTAGTTTCTGCAAATTGCTCTTTATTATCTCTCTTATCGGATTGTTCATCTTTGATAATATCTTTTTGGCCTTCTTCTGCTTGCTTTAATTCAACACAAGTTCTATGAAAAGCTTCATCACCTATTCCTTTAATAAAAGTTCTAAGTGTAGAAGGATATTCGCTTGTATTTATAGTCTTGTCGACTACTTTCGCGTAAAGAGCAGCAAGAGCTTTAGGCCCAAATACCTTTTTCTCTTGTAATCTTTCAATGGGACCTCTTTTGAATTGAACACCTGGATGTTCATTCATAATTTTTGTGCGTGTTAAATACAAATCTTCAATCAAGAATTTAATATTCTTTTCAAATTGAGGCATTTGAATAACATCAATAACTTTTAATTCAGATACTTTCATACTGTTTAATTATTTGTTTTACATTTACCAAATTCAATTTTTCCCATGATTATTCCAAAGTTTAATTAATCGTTTTTCTGTATATGGTTCTGTTATACCCATATTTGCATTTACATACCATATTCCGATGGAGTCAACAAGGATAAATCTATTCATGTCTACTTGACATATCTCATCATCGGGGTGTGCTTCCTTTACAGCAGTTGTACAGTCTCCATTTGTATAGCAGCTTGTTAGTATAATCGATACTAATAAAAGCAATAGGAATTTCTTCATAGTTACTCCTCCCACTCGATTTTAATTGTGCCTAAATACGATGGTGGACAATTACTTACGGCTTCTTCTCTGTTAGGAAATACGCCAACAACTGATGTATCTCCATGATTATTTTTGCACAAGTTAATCCACCCCTCTTTCTTCTGGGGGAGCATCATTAAGTCATCTTTATATGTCGCGTCATCTTCAATTAGAACCTTACCTTTTTCATTATAACCATATATGGTTTCTTCTTTGGCAGTATCTTCTACCAAAGCAATGATTGGATAGCTTACGCCCTTGAATAAAAATTTTCTATCAAAGGAAATAATCCTTACCTTTCTACCATCACGAGTACATACTGGCTTGCCAGCTTTGGCTGCTTCAAGGTCAAAGGGTTTAAGACTCAATTTCTTTTCTTCCATATCTTCTTTGTTTTGTTTGATTTCTATACTTATTATTTTTTCATGCTAAAGTGTTTTTCATATATATGTAAGTCATGTGCAAAGTGGTAATATGTGCCTATTGGTACACCGAGCTCATCTGCAACTAATTGTTGAAGCTTTGTCCAACAATACTGGTCATTGCAAAAACCATAAACCAAATCATTGCTTCGCATAGTTACGCACATATCAAGAGTTCCTATTTGAGGCTTAATATCAAATCCAACTGATAACGTACAGGGTGTATCATACTTATAGTCATCTTTTTCTTTGCCATCAAATATAGTAAACCAAGCTTGGCGAGTATCTTTATTTTCTCTAAGCTGTTTAATACACTTTTCTAATTGATTATTACGAGTCCATTGCCACCCATAATTAGAATTGACAATATTATTCCCATTATGCATTTTATCCCATATAGGAGCATATTTTTTAATTTCTTCAACGCTTCTATTACATGACATATACCAAGCAAATTCTCGCTCTGCATATCGTTCGCTAAATTTACGCCATTTTGTTGTTATGATGCGTTGCTGAGGATTAAGTAAATAAAAACCAACATTGTAAATAGCTTTTGTTCCAACATTAGTATTTATTCCTTTACTCATGATAAAAGCATATAGGTTTTCAAAAGCCTCGGTAGCATTTTTATAAATTGTGTTCATGCTTCTTCATGTTCATAAGTTAATACTAAAGTTGCTCCATAATCATACCAAAGAAGTTCTTCAAACTCTTCTATAGTATTGCAATTGTATTTATACATTTCAGCCTCTAAGTCATTAGGACTGTCTATTATTAGTGTATTTTCAGCTATAGTTGTCATATTACTTGACTATTTTATTGGTATTACTGTTATAAACTCTAAATAACAATTCTTCAGCTTCCTCATTCATAGTATCACAAATGCTTATTGCTTCTTCCATAGATAAATCTGTAAGTTCTTCATTATTATCATTTACTGCAATTTCGCCAGTTATAACTCTAACATCAAATGAGTTTGCAGAAGCAAAAGCCTTAGTAGCATCAAGAGCTTGTGTGCAAATACAATACACAGCATCCCAGTATATAAAAGATAAAGTGCTTGTATGTTTTAATATACTTATATAAAACTCTCTTAGCTTCTCAGGTTTAAACCATCCTTGCTCATCCATCCGTCTATATTCAGCAAGCCATCTGCCATAACCATTATTCGCTTTGAATTTGTTAGCATAAACAGCTACAAACCTAAGAAACTGGTCTGTATAAATAACTTGAGGAATTTCTATTGTTTTCTTTTTCGGTTTCATTTGCTGAATTTCTGTTTCAAATATGAAAAATTCCACATTATAGTTTCATATACTTCTTCAGACTCGCGTATTAGTATTGCTCCACGACGTATATCGGTCATATTTATTATGCCTCTATTGCGAAGCTTTACAAATTTGAAAAATTGCTTTTTTGTTATTTCTTCTGCTTTCATAAGCTTAAAGTTTATATTCTCGCGCGTTCTAGAGCCCGCTTATTATTCCATTATTATTCAATCATCTATGTACTTAAAGCGCGATATCGCGCGCGAGAATAATGTGAAAATCAATCCTTAGTATGACCCAGTAGACCCGAGTGCTCCATCACCACGCTCAGATGGACGACTGAAAAGCTCTGATTCAGGAACTTCTTCAAGGTCTTCATACGATACAGGTACGAGAATAAATTGTGCTATTTTCATACCCGGTTTGATAAGCACTTTAGCTCTACCTATATTTATAAGATGTATATGAATTTCACCTTGGTAATCTTCATCTACAATCTTTGCTCCAAGGATAACAATACTCTCAAATGCTTCTGGCTTTGGCGTTCTATTAGCTCCAAGGCAAGCCCATTTAGAAGTTACAACTCCTGATTTATCAGAAGCCATGAGCATATATCCTTCTGGAATTTCCATCTTAATGCCAGACGGTATTAAAATGTCAGTTCCTGGATTTAGTATAAAACCTTTATTATCACCAAAATTAGGAACAAAAAAATCAATTCCTGCAGCTTTACCTGTTCCTCTCATTGGGGACTTTACATCTCTTACTTTCGAATATTTCATATTTACTTATGATTTATAGTTAAAATGTGAATAAGATTTTGTATATACTTGTAGTCTTTGACTCTGCCGAGTTTCATTTTGTCTATAAGCGCATATTCTACTTTTTGCACACCTATTACATGATGCTTCGCATGTTTCTTATCTTGCAATGAAAGACTTACTTCCATATCAAGAATAGTATCATAGTCTTGTGCATTGTCTACTATGACATTGATTTTAATGCCATCTATAAAGAAAGAATAGCATAGGCTTTCATAATTATCATTCTTAAGACCTGCTAAAAACTGAAGTTTTGAAAGCTTATTTCTCTGTTCTTCTGTCAGGTGAAAGACTTTTATGTCTACATCTTGCGGGGCAAAATTAGACGGAACTCCAAGTAAGGCTAAAGCAACTGTGCCTGTTACCATATACTCGATTTTGTTTGCAGCACAAAACTCATTAAGCTTAAACAATATTTCTGTATTTACGTTCATAACTATTATATTTTAAAAGTTAATACAAATCATCATCTTCAATTGGCTTGTTCACTTTAGGAGCCTTTATGTCTCTTGGTTTACGTTTTAATACCCAAAGAGTATTACGTGAAGCATCAGGGAACATAGGTGCCATGATATTAGCAATAAGGTTTGAATCATAATACTCTTTAAGAGCATCAAACATTTTTTTCTGCCAATCATTCATCAATGGCTTATAGTCTTTGACTGAAGCAAATGTACCAAATTTCTTTGCAATATCAAAGTGACATTTCAATATGCCTTCAAGTTCCCAATGGTCAAACTCTTGTACATCAACTCCGCGGCCATCACCTGAATCATAAGTATGATTACCTGCCGCTCCAACTGATGGGTCATAATTCGGAGTTGAAAGATAATAAGTAGCATTGTTATTACCACAGGCCTTAAAGTTCTCAAGAAACTTATGAGCATTTTGTTTGCCTACGTGTTCAAGCACTTCAAACGCGCAAACCTTATCAGCATTAAACTGACTAAAATCCATATAGTTTTTAACAAGGTCTGCTACATAAAAATGAGCCCAAGGCACATTAGCGTATTTCTCAGCCGCTTCTTGAATTGTTTTCTCGCGAATATCAATGCCAATATACTCTTTTTGCTTGAACTTGTTTCGATACAAAACTTCAAGCAAGTTAGCTGCTCCACAGCCAAAATCTACGATTGATTCGCCGATTTTTGCCTCTTTGAGAATATGAGTCCATCGCAGATAATGCGCAAACTGGTCTCTGTGGAATACGTGACGCTCAAAGGCCTGGTCTGGTCTGAGGTCTGTTGTGTTATACACTTTTGCCATAGTTATGTTATTGTTTAATAATATAATTTGCATCTTATGTTTTTAGCATCGAAATGATTACACCCATCACAATCATTTGGAAAATTATTACATTTTTTATGTTCACGCTCATGCTCTTCCAGATAGTCATTCATAGACCCCATGTATGCTACTGCATCAAGAAGATTATCCTCTTTATGCACATAAGCTTCGCGAGACAACTTAAGAGCTATCATAGCTCTATACATACCTGCAGTTGTTATCTGCTCATTTTTAGGAGACATCAGGTTATAAAGAGCAGCTGCTCTCTCCATTGATGCCTGAAATGGCCCATATTGGCGCTCTTTTTCTTCTGAGCGCTCATTTACGATTTTGTTAGCTTGTTCTAATATGTTACTCATATCTTAAAGTTACTTATTATTTTATCTTTTAACTCTTTGTTGTTCTCAAGCATTTCAACGAAAATATCTGCTGCAACATTTATGCTAAACTGCCTCATGTCATCATGTTCTTGAAAATACCTAAGAAAAATTAGTATTTCTTTAAGCATTTCATTATTTTCTTTTAACAGTTTAAATATTTCATTCATTACAACATTGATTTTAGTTCTTCTTTTAATTTTTTGGCATCAGCGCCTCTAAATGTTTGAGCATTTGCTAAAAAGTATCTAACAATATCTCCTGCAGTATCATAAAGATATATAGCATTCGGGTCTGAAGTATCAAGCGTTAGCATCGCTTCTAAATAAGGCACTGCACCAAAATATACATTAAGCCATGTTGACTTTATATCTTTTGCTATTTGCTGAAATGTTCTTTTTTTTATTCATATTATTATATTATTTCAAATGTGAATATACTAATTTTTCCGAGAACAAAAAAAATTTTTTTCTATATTTCATATTCATTTAATACTTTTTAACTTAGCCAAATTTTAATATACTTTACGTTTATGATTATCTGGTATATATCCGTTTATTACTTTTAACTCATCCATAAACATAACAGAATTATAATGTTTTGGAAATTCTTTTACTATATTAAAACACGCTGTTTTGTCTTTTACTAAACTATTATCATCTGCTGGTTTTACATACCCAAGTTTTACAAATTTATAAAGGTATGCAGTTTCTGAATTTCTACCAGGTTCTTTACCAAGTAGAATTTCTTTTGAACTTACTACTTTACCAACATTGTTGTTAACGAATTTTACCATCTCATTAAACACTGATGGCTTTTTACCATTTCTTCCCATAATTACATAAATTTTTTATATTTATCGATTTTTGCTTTTATACTATCCATTAAAGCATTTTGTTTTTTATCTTTAGCTTTAAGTGCTCTGATTACATCTTCATCATGTGTATCTTGTAATATTAAATGGTTTATTACTACACAGTTTTGTTGTCCTTGACGATATAACCTAGCATTAAACTGTTGATATAATTCAAGACTCCATGTTTGTCCAAACCAAACTATTATGTTGCCTCCGGCTTGAAGATTAAGTCCATGACCTGCTGATGCTGGGTGCGCTAACATAACCTGTATTTTACCATTATTCCAGTCCTCAATATCTCTATTGTTTTTAAGTTCTCTCGGGTTGTATTTCTTAAGATATTTTACGATTCTATCTCTATCAAATTGATAGGTCCATGCTACAAGTACAGATTGGCCATTTGCGTCTTCAATTATCTCCTTAAGAGCTTCAAGTTTAATATCATGAATTGGGAATACGTTTCTTTCTTCATCATATATAGCTCCATTTGCAAACTGGAGTAGTTTATTTGAAAGAGCAGCAGCGTTAATTACATTTACCTCTATTGGTTTTTCTATAAATGTCGAATTACCATTTTCATCTTTCTGTTCAACTATCTCAGTAGTATTTATTAAATCAAGTACTTTATTCTTCTCAAAATCATCATATTGTTTTTTTATATCTTCAGGCATTCTAAGCTTTATATAATTATCTGTCCTTAACGGCATTTCAAGATAATCATCGGACTTCATGCTTATGCAAATATCCTCTATTTTCTTGTGTATTAAATACTCTGAATTATCCATTAAATTATATGAATATACAACATGACCATTTGTTTGCCCAGGCCGAAAATATCTTTCTCTATATCTGGATATTGTCTTTTCAAGACGTTCGCCTCTATCCATAAGATATATTTGAGACCACAAATCAATAAGTCCATTTGGAGCAGGTGTACCAGTTAACCCTACTAATCTTTTAAGATAAGGCCTTGCTCCACGTAATGCTTTAAAGCGCTCCGATTTGTAAGATTTAAAACTACTAAGTTCATCAATTATAACCATATCAAATGGTAACTTGCCTCCACCATATAAAGCGCATAGCCATGCAATATTATCTCTTGATATAATATAAATATCAGCCTTTGTTTCCATAACAGCTGTTATTCGTTGTTTAGCAGTGCCTATAATCTTAGAAAAACGTAAATGTTTTAAATGGTCCCACTTTTCTGCCTCTTCTTGCCAAACTGACTCAGCTACTCGCTTTGGTGCTATAACTAATACCGAATTAATCTCAAGATAATCAAACATTAAATAGTTTATAGCTGTAAGAGCTGATACGGTTTTGCCCAAACCCATTTCAAGAAATACTCCACAAAATGGGTGAGTAATTATATGTTCAACACAAGCTAATTGGTATTTATGTAAATCTGTTTCTTTCATTTACTTAATACAATATCATCTATAAAGTTCACTACACTTTCTACTGTATCTATTACTTCAACTCTAAAACCCAAAGTTCTAAGCTTATTATGCATATATGTTTGTATGTGCTTGGGCTTTTGTCCAGTTGTTTTTAATTCCACAAAAACTATTTTATGACCTGGAAATAAGCACATTCTATCTGGTAAGCCTATAAGTTGGTCACATAATAGCTTTATGCACATACCGCCATTTATCTTAACAAGCTCAACCAATTTGCGCTCTACAACTTTTTCACTATCTATATGCTTCATATACTACATACTTTATTTCCTTTTTTTATAGCAGACTATCTTTACGTTTATAATATTTTTGCTTTCCATATAAAGAAAAGTTTTTAGTTGATGATATAGCTTCCCATTCAGGTAATGACCTAAGAATTTCATTAATATCTCTCGTATTATATCTTGACATATCATTTTTTTCTTTTCCAAGACATTCACACCATATTTCAGCAACACAAACAAAGTCTTTTTGTATTGTACCATTTTTAGATAATGGGTCTTCTAACCAATGCCTTCTGTCATACAAATCCATATTATCCCAATCATCAGGGAATTTAGTGTTAAGATATTCTTCAATAATACCTTTACGCTCATCTACTTCTGAGTGTTTATGTTGCTCAATCTTAGCAATTATATCTTCATCACCAACAAGATATAAAGGCTCTTTTGCTAAATATAACTGATATGCCTCAGCCCATATTTGGTTTACTTCATCTTGTGTAAGGTCATCTACAACTGATTTAGTAGCATATTCTGGTCTTACGTCTATAGGCATAAATCGTCTATTCCCTGTTGGGTCGCGTAAAAAGTCTTTATTATTAGTTGTGCCAAAAAATACACATTGCCTTTTATATGTTTCTACTGTTCTGCCATATGCTGGTCTGAACATGTCTTCTCTTTTTGATATATAATGCTTAATAGATTCTACTTCTGCTTTTTTAAGGCCTGAAAGTTCTGCCATTTCAATTAGCCATGCTCCTTGTATCTGTTCAAATGATTCCTTGCCCTGTACTGTCGTGAATGTATCTGAGAACCAGTCCATACCGAGTTTTTTAACGAATGTACTTTTATACGTTCCTTGGTCTCCGACCAGTATGAGCGCTGTGTCGAATTTAACACCAGGTTCGAATACTCTTGCCACTGCAGCGACAAGCATTTTTCTAATGGCAGCTCTAGTATATGCGTTGTCATCGGCTCCAAAATAATCAATTAGCAACGTATTAATTCTTTCAACTCTATCCCATTTTTGAGCTTGTATATGATCTCTTACTGGATGAAATTTTTTCTTCTCAAATTCAAGTGCAAGTGCATCATCTACTTTTTGACTTGATACAATACCATAAACACACTCAATGTAGTTACGAACACCAGAATAATCAACATCTCTAAGAGGCTCTACAGTATCTACTTTACGCCATGGTAATGAACGCGTAACATATCTTTTATTATCAAAAATGTTTAACTTAAATGCATCTTTTAAGAATTGGTCATGCTGAATTATTATATTCAAATTATTAGCAGAATTATCATATTCGCCTTTTGTATTAGCATCAAGTTCTTCTGTCCATGAAGTATCATATTCTTCAGGAACTTCGGCTTTTGCTTCTTCTGCAAACTCGAATTTAGCTTCGGCAAACTTTTCTTCAGCAATATGCTTTTTTGTCGTAGAGTCTTTAGAGGCAAATTCTTCCATTGCCTTAAAGCTCTTTTTATCTTTGTCTTCTTTTTCTTTGCCTGTATCTAAATGGCCAAATTTATGTATGCGAACTAAGTCAAATGCATTACATAGTCTACCTCCAGCAGGGTCTGTTCCATGATGAGAATATGCAAATTTATCATCATAGACTATTAAGCCCGCAGCTGTAGAGCCATTTATATACGTATATCGCCCTTCTCCAGCCGGTGTATATACATCTGAAAGAAAAGTCTCAATAGCTTCTTGTATAGTATAAGTACGACAGAAAACACCAATTATACCTTTTTTATCTTCTGGGTCTTCTTGCTTTTTGATAGCTTGCATTATTACATCTGTGCTATCTGTAGCAGTTGGCCATTCGCTCGTATCATGCCAATCATCATATAACCCAAGGATATAATCAGCTTCAAGGAAAGGTCCGTCTTGAAATTCAAAGTAGTACTCAATATCTGATGATACAGACGGCCAGAACATAAGTCTATTTACATCAAAAGTTGACTGGTCAAACAAATCAATGTTTAGGTCTCCAGCGACTTTTCGAGCAATAGCTTGATATTCTTCTTGCGATACTTCTCTATCAAGTGGAATTATCAATCTGTGTCGTGGCTTTTCAGGGCATGACTTATGAGTTGAATGAATAACCGCAGCACAATCAAATAACATTGTAAAATCCCACCAAAAGTTCTCATGAGAAAAGTCAATATCCAATGTAATTAACTGGCGGTAAAGTACATTTGTTTTATCACGTCTACCATTTGTAAGAAATCCGCCTACAAATCCGCCTACATCTTTTATCTTACTTTGCTCTTCTTTTGTAGCACTCATAAACCGCTTATATGTTTCAGCGGTTACTACAGGAGTAGCTAGCTTTTGAACTAAATTGCTCCAAGTAGTTTTGGTATTTTTCCATACTTTACTTGAAACATTTAGTCCAACTGCTATGCTCAAATTTTCATCATATTTCAATTTATCTACTTGCATAAATACTAATCATTTTTGGTAAAAATCCATAACTCCTCCATCTGCATTAAGTGGAAGGTCTTGTGCCCACAAAGGTGGAGTTGACATGATTTTTACCAAATTATCATACCATAGCTGAGCATTCTCTTCTGGAACCTCTGTTATAACTTCATCGTGTATTGAACCCACAATTCCATATCCAGCTTTTTCCATTCTAAGCATAGCATCACCTAATAAATCTCTTGATACAGCTTGAACTATATTTTCTGTTAGTTTGCCGCCATAGGTGTCTATGCTTATCCATTGTTTTGTTGTCTGGTCGATGCCTCTATAGCACAAACTTCGAATTGGAACTGTAGAACGGCCTATTTTCTTATCTTTGAATTCAGGCTTATAATAAAATAGTTTTCTGCCTACAGGCAATTCTATTGTCATAAATTCACCGTCACAATCAAATATAACATTTTTACTAGTGCACTTAACGGCTCTGTGGTATCTTACTGCTTCTTTAGAAGCCTCATCAATCTCTTTCCACATATCAACTATATTAGGATTGGCCATGCGCCATTTTCGTACGAGCGACATCATTTCTGTGTCTGAAAGACCCATTTTATCACCGCCCATGCGCTTTAATGCGCCAAGACCTCCTTCATAACCTAATGCTAATTCGGATATTTTTGACTTGTCGCGAAGCACTGAGCCTTTTTTAATTTCAGACTTTGGTACTCCAAACATCTTTTCTCCAGTTGCTTCATAAATCTTACCGTCACCGTGAAATACATCTAATCGCCACTTTTCATCAGCGAGCCAAGATATAACTCTTGCTTCGATAGCTGAAAAGTCAGCAACTGCGTATTTCATACCTTGTGGTGGTATAAGTGCTGTTCTTACAAGTTGTGAAAGAATATCCGCAACATCATCATACATCATCTCAACCGTTTCCCAATCGCGGGCCCTAATTAGTTCACGCGGTACTTCGATATGTGATATATGGTTTTTTGATAAGTTCTGCAACTGCAATAATCTACCTGCCCATCTACCAGTTCTATTTGCGCCATAAAATTGAAATGTACCTCTGACCCTATGGTCTTTCATAACACAATTAAGCATTGCATAATACTTCTTAATTGAAGTTTTTGATAGCTTTTTGCGTATATTAAGTAACTCGATTACATCTGGATAGTCCGCAAACTCTTTAAGCAGGTCAGGCATTGTTTCTTTTGAAAGTGACAATATGGCATTACCTGTTTTCTTTTCTATCCATTGCCGAATTTGTACAGGCGAATTTGGATTTTCAAGGCCTGTAAGCTGTTGTGCATGCTTAGTCAAAATAGAAGTATATTCATTATCCACAGCGATTGCTGACTCGGCTAATTCTATATCAACCAAAATACCTCTGTCATTGATATTCTGGTCAAGAACATACATCTTTCGTTCTATATCAGGTATTTCATATTTTTCAAGCCTGTGGAATATCTCGCGCTCTGCCAAAACGTCATATTTGTTATATTCCTTATACATTTCCCATTTTTCAGGAGCATGTTCAGGATAATTGCGTATACGCATTCCATTTATACGAGTTGCTTTACATGGGCACGAAAAGTATTTAATAAGTGCTTTACCAGTATCTAACTTCTTATCTGTAAGATTAAGAGCCTTTGATACTTCATCCAAAGAAAGTGGTAAACCACAATATGCAGCTTTTACAGATGTACAATACCATTGTTCTGCTGGGATATTATATCCTATACGTTTAAAACTTAAGCGCTCAAATACTGCATTGTGTGCTACTTTTATACAATCTTGGTCAAGTAAAGCTTCTTCAAACTCTTCAGGTATTTCTTCACCTTGAGCTAAATCTATTATCTTTACAGGATTATCATTTAAAGCATATCCTATTATAAGAATTTCAAAATCTGGGGACTCAATATATTTATAAGCTCCAGATTTTTTAATATCTACTGATGAATATGTTTCAATGTCTATAAAAAGATTTTTCGCCATTATTTCTTTATTTGATATTATAGAATTGTGGAATAGGCAGGACTCGAACCTGCATCTTGCTCTTGTTGTTTTTAAGTGGTACCACGCTGCTCTTCCATTAAGCTACTATCCCATAAAAGATAGTCGTAGGATTTACAATTAATATATTTATCCTTAAACAGGCTCACTATTCTCAATATAGATTATATACCTGACCGACTATCTTAGAAGATGTAAATGACCTTGTATACTTGCTATTACATCATATCATCGTCCTGAACAGCATTTTCTCCACCAAAATCTTCTTCAGCAGTTGAGCCACCAGCTAACATCTCTCCATCTTCAAGTTTCTGAAGATTGTTCAATCCAGCAGCGATACCTTTAGATGAAACATTGAAAGCATAGAAGTTGATTGAAGCACGACCATAACAACCCGAGTAGAATTCATCTCTGCTCATAATTGGATTAAGTGCACGGTCTACTATACTGGGTTGACGCATTGAATTTGCATTGATGAAATAGTGTCCTTCGAACGCTGGGTCATCAGAACGTTCTATATCACCATCACGTATAGGCAATTTAAGATTTGCTGGAATACGACCATTCTTATCTGCAAGTTTAGCTTTACCTGCCTCTTTCGCTGCTTCTACAGCCTTATTGATTTTATCAATAGTGGCTGTATCACTTTTAGGAATAAGAACACAGATATTGTACTTAGGAGTATCACCCTCATTCATAGCTGTGGGTTCGAATACATTAACATAGCAAAATCTTACTTTGCCAGTTATTACCTTAGTTAAATTTACTTGATTACTCATTTTTTTAATTTTTAAGTTGGTTATTACTTTTTTATTTTTCTATTATTTTTCATATAGCCATATAGCCTTTAAGCTTTTTATGTTTTGCTTTAAGATTAATACAGTTAATGCCGTATTCAATCATATTATTGGGGTCCTTACAAGAAGCAGTTCCAATAAATTTTCTAGTAATGTCAAAATAATTATTCTTCACGTTGTTAAAAGTTTATTATTATTTAAAATCTAGCTGTGCTTGGGCATATCCCATTGCTGGTCTTCTGTCTTCAAGTGGCACAAGAGTGGGTTTACCTTGAGGTTTTATAACCACATCAGAAAGTAATTCTTCAAAGCGCTTTTTGCCTACTATTTTTTCAATAGAAGTAATCGACTTAAGCTTCATATTGAAAATCTCATCTTCTGAAAGTTCTGGGCAACGCGCAAAAATTGCATTAGAAGCTTGGTCTTCATCAACCCATTTGCGTCGACTGATTCCTTCGACTAATTTAAGCCCTGGCCATTGCTTATTCTCGTTAATTGCTTTAGTCTGTGCATATTCTGTTATTGAATTAGCCCATTCTATAAGCTTAGGCATGCGTTTAACTATATCAGCAATTTCATCATCTGTCAAAAGATTTGGGTCTGCAAATTCATGTTGTGCAATTTCAAGTTGTTGTTCATAAAGCTTACGACATTGATTACGTACAGCACAAAATCTACACCAATCTCCAGCATTAAGTTCTCCTTTGCCTTCAAAAGCAAGTTTAGCTCTTGGCCTAAGCTCTTCTTCTGCCCATCTGCGAAGTTCTTTTACAGATATTTGCCATGAAGATATATTATCAATACGAGGTTGAACTATTGTCAATAATACCTCAGATATATCATACATAGTATCATATTTCTGCAAAGCCCCAAGTCCATAGAGCATAAGTTGTTTATTCCATTCAGCATATACTGGAACTCCTTTTCCGTATTTCAAATCAATAATTTCCATAAGATTATCATTGATAATAACACAATCGGCTGTTCCAAAACTCTCTGGTACAAAATCTGTTAAATCAAGCTTTTGCTCGATTTCCATGATAGCATAAGGATTATCTTCTTGAGCTGAGCCTAGCTGAGCAGTGCAATAATCTGTATAAATAGGTACAACTTCAAGCATTTCTTCGTTAAACAAGCCATTTGCCATTATCTCTTCAAGTCTTTGGTCAAAGTCCTGCTCACTAATGCTATTAAGTATATCTTTTCTCAGGTAAAGTTCTGAGAGTTCATGAGCTAATGTACCTTCTTCTGCATATACTGAAGACTTCTTTTCTCCGTATTCATCCTCAAGCTTAGCAGATGGAGTACAGTTTAGCCATCTTCCTGCTCCAGAAGCAGAGAGAAGTGCATGACTCCTTTTACTATGCTTCTGTGGTTTAGTACTGCTGGTTTGTTCGCTCATAATATTTACCGCATTTATCAATTCCAACTGTTACCTCCGAAGCACCTGATTTTATTATAAATTTGGCCATGCCCGAAAGTAAATATTCATATAAATTATACAATGCAGCATTTTGCTTACGAAACTTAATTGCTGCTTGCTGTAGTTTCTTTTGATTTGCCATTACAGTGATTCTAAGAAGTTATACATTTCATCATACTTAGCAGGGTCAAGCTTTGTCACACTTGGAGCTCCGAGCTCATTGAGTTTTTGTTTGATTACATCGCGATGCTCATTGACCTTCTTTGCAAGCATTCCGCGAACATCCTCAATACTCTTAGAGGCAGAAGAAGCAGCCGGAGCAACAGGTGCTGAAGGAGCAGGCTTGGCAGCGCTTTGAGTCTGGGCAGGTGCTGCAGGCTGGGGAGTAGGTTTTACTGACTCAGATTGGTGTGTAGGTTTAGAAACTGAAGCAGCTACTTGAGCTCCACTTGGAACTCCCGCTGCAAACAATGAAGTTAAAAACTTCTGCGTATTTTCAGACAGGTTTACGCTAACCTCAACAGAAATTTTAATTGTTTCCATTTTCGTAATTTTTAATGAAGTTATCTAAATAGTTAATAAACTCGTTTATTGTCATATCTGGTACATTTGAGAGCTTTTGATGGATAAGCTCATTATTCTTATATATAGATACGTACACACCTTTATAATTCAGCTTTACTTTATATTCGCCTTTCAGCATTGTTAGGTACCCATCTTCAGATGAACCTTTCCAAATATTTGCTGAAAACAAATCGGTTACTAACACGCCAATATGATTGGCTAATCGTTCTAACTGTACAACATCCAAATAGGCTTCACCTTTTAATATACGGTCAAAGGCTTGTTTCGGATATTTAACAGTAGGAAATAACACTTTCGCTAAATCTTCTATATTCAGCTTATAGTGCTCAATTACATTACCTATATTAAATTGATGTTCCATATCTTGGTGATTTTATTATCTTGTTATTTGATATGCAAATATATAAACTATTCTCGAAAGAAAGAAATTTTTTCTATTTATTTTGAGATTTATTTGTTAAAAATAATTAAGCCGTAATTTTAGTACGGCTTTGAAATTGCTGCGTAAACAAAGAAACAATAAAAACAATACTCCTATATATTTCAAACTTAATTTCTTAATTTCCGATTAACATTAAGGTTAACAAGAAATATCAGCTTTTAATACGAAAAGATTTAATAAAATTATTGTTTCTTTGTTTACAGCATATATAAATAATTGATTTTGAGCACTTTCGGCATAAACAATTCATTGTTTATATTGTTTCTCTTGTTTACCGCTTTATGAAATATTTTACACACAGCCATATAATTATTAAAACTATGGCAGCAATTAGGTATTCACCCATATTAATTTTTATCTTTTGCCATTTAGTAAGTTGAGCTTCTATAGGGTATGCAATTTGAATTGTATCAACTTTTTCTTGCCAAAGTGTATCATGCTTTTCTATGTATTTATATACATATTTATACTTATTAAGATACACAGTATCGCCTTTATGTTCAATATAAATAGAATCTCTTTGATATATACTATCTATTTTAATTTTTGATATATACGTAGTATCTCTTTTAATTGTCTCTACTGGTATATATTGAATTGATTTACAACTATAAAGCACGACAACTAAAAATACAAGTATAATTATTCTCACACATTCTCGCATAATATTAATTTTTTGTTAGTAAATATTCATCTTTAATATAAAAGTCATTCTCGTAATAATTTCTTATATGCGAGAATGACTTTTATATACTTCAAAGGTCTTTATACTCATATTTAGCATCAAAACTTGGGCATGCTTTAGCCGCAAATTCTCTGTGTCCATGAATAGTAGCATTTGGGTATTTTACCTTTAAGCTTTTCAGCAATTCGAGTAAAGATTGCTTTTGAGCCTCAGTGCGTGTATCTTTAGGAGTTTTACCATCTTTAGCAACACCACCTATATAACACACTCCTATAGAATTTGCATTTTGACCTGAACAATGCGCTCCAATTATACTTTCATCTCTGCCTTTGTGAATAGAGCCATCAAGCTCAACCACATAGTGATAACCAATATCTTTCCAATGGTTATCATTCACATGCCAATTTCGTATTGTTTCCGTTTTAACATCTTGTCCTTCAGGAGTAGCAGAGCAATGAACTATTATTTTATTTATTCTTCTCATCTAATGCTAATAGTTTACTTATTTTGTCTAATATTTCACTACCTTGCTCAGTAGTTGTCGCTTGTACAATCTGTTTAACTATATCACTACCTTGCTCAGCAGTTGTCGCTTGTACAATCTGTTTAACTATATCAGGTACTTCTGCAGCATGAGCTTTTTTACGTTTACTGTTTTCAATTACAGATTTACCTTCTATATACATAACAGCAATAGTACACAGTATTGTTGCAAATGGAATTATGTAAAACGACAGTAAGCTCCCAAGTATATCAAACATAAGAGCAAAAAGCATTAATCTTACATAATCACCAATTTTAGTAACTGTTCTACGAAATCCATGTGACATAAGTGCTTGGCCAAGTGCTTTTGCTGTTGTCGTTCCACTCCAAAAATCTACAATGCTGCTGAATATCATAAAAATCCAACAAACTAGAATAATACCTACTCTGATAGCGATAAAAAATATCAACTCATCAAAATTTTTAGTTTCAATCAATTCTAACATATCACACAAATTTTTCCCAATCCAACTTAATTGCTTTTCCAATTGCATCAGCAGTCCATCTACAGAAAATCATGCCTTCATACCCATCTGGGTCATTAGCAATTTTATAAGCATATCTCAAACATGCTGCTTCATCTTTTAAAGGGTCTGGGTATAAATCCGCATAAGCCATATTAGCAGCATAAGTAACATCACCAATTGTCACTTTATCCGAAATGCTTAACCCTAAACTTTCCATAGATTTTTTGACTTGGCTTGTAGTCCAGGAATGCTGTTGGCCATTAGCATTTACCATTATTTTACTTACATGCTCTGCAAGTGCATCTGTGAAATGATAGCCATGTTTTTTGACATATTCTGAATACCCTTTTGCAGACATAAGAGCATTAGTTGTTTGTTCATAAGGCAAATCAAATTTAACCTTATGCTCACCATGAGCAGTAGCTATTTTACTTTCTACTATTACTTCTTCATCTTCATGTTCTTTATTATAGTGGTCACATGAATGATGCTTTACTATAATATATTTTAATCTGTGTCCCATAGTTTTTAACTTTCAAATTTTTTAATGAATTTCTCTATCATTTCTTGTTGTTTTTTCATGAGTTCTTCCATGCCACTGATGGACTTCTCAATCTTACCAAAGCGCTGTTCTGTTTCTTGCTTTTCTTTATACATAGGATTAAGTTCTGCGAGTAATGAAGGAGCTTTATCAATAACATTCTGAGCTTTAGAAGCAGAAGCTAAAACTTGTTCAGCGTTTGCTTTTTGAGCCTCAACCTCACTCATCAATCCAGATTTTTCTGTTGACAGAACAAGATGTCCAGCGTATGTAACTGAATGATTTTCAGGAATGGCGTATGTGGCCATTTTTCCATTTGCCTCTATAGTAACATCTACTACCATCTCTGTCTTGCCAGTCTTCTGGTTCATTTCTAATCGAGGAAATGATACCTGAGTGGCTTTGCCTTGAATAAGGCTAAATTCCTGTGTATCAAGAATATATACAGGATAATTTTGTTTTATATCTTTAAATAATAACATAGCTTATCTTTTTGAATTGTTAATAAAAAGAGGGGCGCTCAGAGAAGTATAAAACTTCCCTAAGCACCCTCGATTTCAATTAGGCTGCTGGTGCAGCCGCTGGAGTGATTGTTACTGTCAGTGAACTATATATAGCCAGACAATTAGAACTACCACAAGAAACATTAGCCAATCGTTGAGTTTGTCCCTCAGCTGATAGTACAACATTTGTAGGCAATCCAGTTTGTTCTTGGAATGTGGCCATAAACTCTTCAACAATAACCTGAGTTGTTGCTTGACAGCCACATCCTGGCGTTACTATTGTTACAGTAGCAATAACGGGCACAAAAACAGTCGTTCCATTAAAGATTGGAGTACCAGTCTTATAAGTTATGAATGCTTCAGGCTGATTTGTTGCATTTTCACAAACTCTACGGCACAGACGTTCTTTGTATGTTGCTGACAAAGATACTCTGTTGGGCACTTGCGCAGTGGATAATCCCACAGGTGATAAATATACTGCCATATCAGTGTTCTCCTTTAATTAGCAATCACAGCCATTTCCACAACCACAAAAGCCATTGCCTTGAATAGCGGATTTAATGCAATCAGCATTCTGGTTGTCCTGCAACTGAGTGCGGATAGCATTAAGCTGAGCCTGAGTTTCAATACCTTGGGTAGCAATACCTGCGCCATCCCCACCAAAGCCAAAGCCTCCGTTGCGGAACAGAGCAAGGAACATGAGGTAAGCAAACGGATTGTTCATCCAGTTGTTCATACCTCCACTCATCATGGCGGCCATAGGGCCCCAATCGTCTCTACGGTTATTACCGTTTGCCAAAATAGCTGCTGCTAAAGCGTTATCATTGTCGCCTCTGTCACAACAATAGATTTTTTCAATAGAATCACTCATAATTTGTAAATCTTTAAGTTAAGCAATTTGGTTATTTATATATTTCCGCAGAAAATATACTCTCTTTTATTTCTTTTTTGCACTGCTCGGCATATTCGTTATAAGCCTCGAACTCCTCTGCTTTCGTGTCCCTTTGCCGAAGTATCGCCAACTCCTCCGACAAGGTATATTTCCGACGTATTAACTCGTTTACCGTTTCTCCGTAGTCCATTGGTATGGGAGGTGTTTCCGTTCCGTCCTCCGTCGCTTCCGGTGTTTCTTCGTACTCATAGACTATCGCCCCGTTCCGGTAATACATCACGGGTACTTTCCCGGGTATCTCTTCGGGCGATGGGATAGAATCTACCTCTATCCATCTCTCTTTTTTGCATTTACCATAATAGATGGTTTCGACTTTTACCCCGTCTAATTTAATTTGTATCATAACCTATTTTTACTTTATACATAATATCTCCAATTCTTCTTACATAACCGTCTTTCAGAAAATATTTACTGATTTCTTCCAATTTACTGTACGTGGGACAGTCATTATTTTTGCAGAGAAGTGAAATGCTACCAATAAATCCTTTCAATGTAAGATACCCAGTGTTGCATATTATAAAAATAATTGCATTACCAGCATAATTTTTGTAATTTAGTGAATATAACGGGTTGAATCCAACTGTATTAAAACATTCATCAGATGATTTTACATCAAAGCTGTTATCTTCTGCAACTAATCTCGTATCTCCTTTATCATGCAACAAATAGCAATCTATATCATTATTAATAAGATATTTAATATAAAAAGATGAAACAATACGTTCCCCTTCTATTGTATGAATCTCTGAATCAATATCTTTTATAATATAAAGTTTTTTCCCTGCTGAAATTAAAACTCTATCATTATAAGAGGTTATGCTATAAGTAGATGAATCAATGTCTATTTGTTTATATACAGAAAAATTGATCGGTTCGATAATTAAAATTTTTTTTTCACCAGTAGCAACTATATAATTGTTGTATAGACTTATATTTTCATATTCAGTTATAACCTCTTTATTGAACTCTAAACTGCCATCATTTAAATCTATTTTAGCAAGTCCTGTTATACGTCCCCGAACAAATGCATATCCTTCATAGAATAATACATCATTGTTTATCGTATGACGATATTCTCTACCTATATAAATGTTTTGTTTAATTTCCCATATTGTATTCCCCTTTTTAACGCGCTTAATCCACGAACTAGCAATATTATAAAAAGAAATAACAAACAAATCTTCCAAGTCACCATTTATAGGGATTGCAAATTCTGTATCTAAATGTCCATTTGTAAATGAACATTTATAGAACGGTATAAAGATATTATCTTGAAAATATTTACCGCCCACACTCTCAGCCGCTTGGTTTGCTTTATCGGCTGCATCATTTGCAGATTGCGCTGCACTATTAGCTTCAACTGCTGCATCATTTGCAGATTGCGCTGCACTATTAGCTTCAACTGCTGCATCATTAGCCACTTCTGCCGCATCTAAAGCAGGTTTTTGTATTTGCTCTATTTGTTCCGGAGTAAGGTCCTCAAAAGTGCATTTCATACAAGGAATGACCGCCTCTTCTTTACTAGAAGGTATTTCCGGAATAATCATTCTTTGGTGTGTTATAAAGCAATCTTCTTTCATTTCTTTATGACTATATTTGTTGGATATGAATCACCGTAAACTTGTATTCCATTCTTGAAATCAGCATTTTCTGCGTAGAATTTGCGTGTTAATTGCAGTCTTCCGCTATAGAACGTTTCTCTGTTAAATATAACGATTAACTCTCCGTCACGTACAACATTGTTTATACGGTTTTTTCCATCGTAGCTAACAACCATTTTATTGCCAGACGCATCTGAATACGTGAAGCTAAATATTATACTTTCAACGCTAATTGGCTTTCCGCTAGCGTCGGTGAAAGTATATCCTACTTCAAAATCTTCCCACCTATATCTTTCAAAATCTTCGTTTTCAGCCATATAAATAGTATTAAAAATTATTAAAAAATACAAGTTAATTTTTCATATTAAATAAATTATATTACTTTTGCTTCTGTATATCGTCTTGTATGATGACGTACATTAAATGGCTGTCTTATATGATAACATTTTCTAAAGAGCGTCTTATATGATGCTCTTTTTTATTTATTATCCTATACATGATAAACCGATATTATATCCACTGCTTCCTTTTCGCGTTATAGATGCGCGTATTTTAAAGACATTTGAATATATGTATCTATCAATGCGAGAATTTCTATAAGGATAAGAATTCAAATCTTCTGTAAAAGAAGGATTATCACATCTAACTGCTATTCCAAATAACATATTCATTTTTGCTTTAGTGCTAGCAGTTTCAGAGCCAAATAATATTTTAGTAGTATGCGGCTCAATACTTAAATCATTTAACGTATACACGTGCATTGATGTCCGCGATTTACTATTTACTGTGATATATTCTTGCAATATGTGTGTTTTTATATCATCTTCATTTATTTGTATAATTTCTTCTGCATTACCACCATCAAGAGCTGGCCATATTTTTTGTTCGCCTATTGCAAGCTTTTCTGGACTAATACTATTATCAATTATGTCTTTTTTGCATGATACACACCATCCACGTTTATAGTTACGTCGCTTGTTTTTTTGCTCAACTTTGTCAAAGTATTTTTTTCCAACTCTTCGTTGATATACCATAAGACAAATTTTTATATCTTTGAGCAAAGATGATTCAATTAAATCACTGTCATTTGAAATTTTAAATATAGGGTGATATATATTTAAAAACTTACCAGCATTTTGTTCACTTGGTCTTGTTGAACCGAGTGATAAAATACTAGGTTTTATAGACATTACTGCACGTATATTAGCTATACTGTTTAAAAGGTCTGTGCTCAATTTTACATTTGTTATAGAACCATTTTCTATATTTTCTGTATTTATAGGTAGTTGTACTTGTGTTAATGTCCACCCTGTATTATTATTATATATAATCCCTATATTTCCTTTTTCTAATACTCCTATTGCTCGAGAAAAACCAAGCATATATGTACCAGGTTTAACAGCTAAAAAGAAAACGTTCTGGTCAGGACTACTTTGTAGTCTCAATTGAGGCTCAATAAGTCCAGCAAAAACTTTACCACTTTGTCCTACTATATTATCAACAATGTTTATTAAAACACTTTGAAGTGATAAACCTGTAATCTCTTGATTATCATTTGCATATATAGAATCAGCAATAGATTCTTTTAAATTAGTCCAATTTGGCATATTATTTATATATTTTATATGTTAAAATCACTGTTGAAATCATTATTAAAATCACCATATAATTTAACAGGTATATAGCCACCAGCATTAGCTATAACTGTATCAGTTTCAAATTCACATTCGACAGAAGCTAAATCACCTTGGTCTTCCCATTCTGGTTCTATAGTAAATGCTGTCATATCGTAAATTTGTCCTTTGCTTGTTACTTTTTTATTTTCACATAACCGTACAATTCTTAAAGCATCACATAGATATTCCGGAGCAACGAATGTAAAACGGTATATTTTTTTACTTACTTGGCTCTCAATAAATGAATAACCCATGCGCTCCGTTGATTCTTCTTCAAATCTATATTCAGGTTTGCCTATTTGAGTTGGTAAATAGCATTTAAACTTAAACCCATCAGAGAAATCTACTATTCCATTTTTTAACTCAAAGTTGTATGCATTACTATATTCAAGAAGTAAATAATCTTCTATTCTATT